CCTCAAAAATTCCCCGGAGGGGTCATTTATATTTAGAGTTTCACACGAGATTCAACCAGCGGAGTCATCCAGGGGAGGTGGCCCCCTGACGTCCTCCTTTCTGCACTTCGAAAGTGTGACAAAACTGGTTGAGTTTCGTGTAAAACTTTAAACAACTAATACTAAAAGGAGGAAAACAATAATGAAAGCCACCACAACTATATTTAAAGTATCGTCAATTTCGCAAGGGAGGTGATTACATGGCAGAGAGACGAACAACTCGACGTCGTCCGCCAGCCCTAACCCCCGAAGCAGCTGAGAGAAGATGTATAGAATCGGCTTACAATCTTGCTCAACGTCAATTGGATGAAGGATCAGCTTCTCCAAGTGTCATAACTCATTTTTTGAAGATGGGAACGGCACGTGCACAGCTTGAACAGGAGAAACTACGCAAAGAGACCGAGCTTCTACAGACGAAGAAGGTAGCAATTGAAGAAACTAAGAACATGGAACAACTGTTCAGTGAAGCAATCTCAGCAATGAAACGCTATCAGGGATATTCTGAAGAGGAAGAAGACGATGAAGACTGGGACTAAGAGTTATAAGGAAATGATCAAGCTCAAAACTTTCGAAGAACGCTTCAATTACCTCAAGTTAGATGGACGAGTTGGTAAGATTACCTATGGTGCTGATCGGATATTTAACCAAAGCTTCTATCATTCAAAAGAATGGAAGGATTTCCGAGCAAAAGTCATAGCTAGAGACAATGGATGCGATCTAGGCTGCGAAGATCGCGAGATATTTGATAAGGTTATAGTCCATCACATCAATCCAATGACAATGGAGCAGTTGGAAGAAGGCGGAGATGATCTATTTGATCTAGATAATTTTGTTTGTTGCAGTCATAAGACACATGAAGCTATTCACTACGGCGATGAGAGTCTTTTACCAAGGACAAACTTCGTCGAACGTAAACCAGGAGACACAAAGTTATGGTAGATATTTATCATCACGGTGTAAAAGGAATGCATTGGGGTATAAGGCGCTACCAAAATCCTGATGGTTCTCTTACAGCTGAAGGAAAAGATCGATACATGTATATGAATCGTGCAAGAAGAGCTGCTAAAACTAAAACTGATATGGATAATTTGTATAATACACTATCAGATGAGGATAAAAAGCTTTTAGGTGACGACAATGCTCAAAAAGAATGGCTTAAGTTGGAGGAAGGAGAATTTGTCGTCAAAAGGTTTATGAAAAAGAATGGAGACATTCCAATAGCAGCTTTAGATGTTATGACTACAACCAAAAATGGCGAATTGACTATAGCTATAATGACAAATCCAAATTACCGAGGCAATGGAGCAGCTACTGATCTTGCAAAAAAGAGTATACAGTGGTTTGATAAGAATGCTGACAAATATGGAGCAGATAGACTTGACTGGGGAGCTTATAGAAACAATGAAGCTTCTCAGAGAGTTGCTCAAAAAGCAGGTTTTGTTTATAACATGAAACTAAGCGATGAAGATTGGGCAGTTTATGACCATCTATTCAAAAAGAAGGAGGACTAAATAATGGGATTCAGAACAATTGATCTCGATACTAAGGAAGGTATGGAGAAATACAAGAAACTTAAAGAAACGAAATCTATTCAGGAAACTTTCGGCAAAGAGGGAATTGAGAAATTTGCTCCTAGACCGGAAGAAGAGCCGAAGCAGGATAATAGTTTTATGCAGCAGTACGAAGGCAAATGGGAAACGGGCGAATTACCTCCAAAGCAGGAAGAAGCGATTACACTGGAAGTCAATATCCAGGCTCCGGCTGTACTTCAGGGTGTTGTTACTGGTGTAGATCAGCTTCGTGTCCGTAAACAGCCGGAAGGAGAGATCCTGTACCTTATCTCCAAGGATTCTATTGTAAAGATCCTGGAAGATCACGACGGATGGCTCAAAGTTGAGACTGCCCCTGGCAGACAGGGCTTTGTTATGAAGTCGTTTATCAAGGTGTACTCGGAAGGAGGCTGATTATGCCGGTAACATTGCAGGATAGCATCTTGCTATCTATCAAAAGAATGCTTGGGGGTCTTGATTCAACCTATGAGTCTGAGTTTGACCTTGATCTGGTCATTCACATCAATGCAAGCCTTGCAAAACTCACCCAGGTTGGTGTAGGTCCCGATGAAGGATTCGAGATCGAAGATGATCAGGCTACATGGGGAGATTTTATAGGATCTGACAAGAGACTTAACCTCGTTAAAGAATTTGTGTATCAGGATGTGAAGTATGCATTCGATCCGCCTCGTACTTCCTTCGCATTTGATGCTGTAGAGAAACAGCGGGATGAACTTTTATGGCGGATTAATGTCCAGGTCGATCCTGGAGATCCAACTTAGGTAATAGCCGGGGGTCTACAAAACCAAAGCATTATGTAAAATCCCCTTTTACGAGCTGAACAAAAAACCCACTCCAGGCCCCCGGTTTTTACACAAAAGAAAGGAGGAAGAGATGATGAAAAACAGAGGAAAAGAATGGTTCATCGCAGCCCTGATCCGAGCTATCAGAACAATGGCTCAAACAGCACTATCTTTTCTTGCAGTTGGTATGGCGTTATCAGATGTAGACTGGCTGAAACTTCTCAGCGTATCCTTAGTAGCAGGTATCATGTCCGTCTTAACATCCATCGCAACTGGTTTACCGGAAGCTACCACAAACGGCGAACTGCTTGTCAATCCTAAAGCAAACGATGCTTATGCTTTGGCAGGACTGTCATTCGATAAAAGCATCACTCCCGAGTATATAGATGAACTTGCGAAGAAAGGATCTATTAACATTAGAGTGAGGACAAACGAATGACTATCTTAGAAGCTTTTGTAACTATCTTGGTATCTGTGCTGGCATCATCAGGCGTGTGGGCTGTTGTCATGAAGATCATGGACAAGAAAGATGTCAAAACACAGATGCTTATCGGTCTCGGACATGACCGTATAATGTATCTTGGAAATTCATACATCCATCGAGGTTACATAACATCAGAAGAGTATGAGAATCTCGTTGACTATCTGTATAGACCATACGAACTTATGGGCGGAAACGGATCAGCTAAGCGGGTGATTGACGAAGTAAAGAAACTTCCGCTTAACAAACCTAACGAATAGGAGGCATCAAAATGGCAGACCATAACAATCCTCAGTCTCGTAATGAAGAGATTCTCATTGCGACTATCGATGGAAAAGAATACAACAAACTTCCGCAGTCTCGAATTGAGGAACTTCTGCTGGAGTTGAAAGAGACTATTGAAGAAGGCGGTGGTGGCGGAACTGACGACTACAACGATCTGAAGAATCAGCCAAAGATTAACAATAATACTCTTGTAGGGAATAAGACCGCCAGTGATTTAGGTCTTGTTGCGGCAGAGACAGGCAAAGGTCTGTCTAGCAATGATTACACAAACGCAGACAAGGCTATCGTGGGCGGTGTAACGGCGGCATTGGCTGGAAAGCAGAATGCATTAACAGCAGGAGATTATATCTCCATTGATGCGCAGAATAGCATATCTGTAAATCGTGACCTTGTTCCGCATCAAATATCGTACAGGATAAAAGGTACTGGACGAGATACCATGAATATTACAAAGTATATTGATGGTGTGCAGGAAAGTTCTACAGATTATACGTATCAGCAAGGTACTACCCTTACCATTGATGATGCTTTTACTATCAATGACACATATAGTAGTGCCGGATATATTTGGCAGTTTGTTTGGCTTAAAGATTCCACCACACACGACAAGGACTATACTGTTGAATATAGGTCTTATGAGGGAGCTTTCGACTTTACGGAAGTATTCAACGATGAAGATTTGAGTGGTTATAAACTTGTTATCAAGTCGGAGATGGATGCTGCACTTGCATTAAAGCAGAACGCAACAGACAACTCTTTGCAGACCACAGACAAGACAGTTGTGGGGGCGGTTAATGAGTTAAAGAGTGGTTTAACTAACTACGAAAACCAGAATAATCTTAATCTGGAAGTGCCGAACAGAAAAAATGTATTTCCTATTACGCTTGCACTTTTGAAAGATCACAATACTGACGGCACATGGAGTGGTAATGATTATACCGTAAGCGGTGTTACATTTGCTTGCGCTTTCAATTCTGATGGCTATTTGACAAGCATTACCGCAAACGGCACTTCTACAGCTTATATCTATTTTCGGTTTTATCAGCGTACAATAAATCCGTTACATTTAAGCGGCAGTTTTGTTGTTTCGGGTGGTCTGAATAATAACGCGATATTTGTTGTCGGGAGAACATACAACGGTGCATGGCAAGTTTTGGGCGCAAGTAAAGGAGGAGATAGTAACCCGTTTACCGTTGCATTGTCTGACGATATTGGGGCAAACATTGAGGCTGATAACGGTACAGAATTTACAAATGCTATGTTCTATCCCATGATCCGCTCTGCAACCATCACCGACCCCACCTTTGCCCCCTACATCCCGTCAGTAGAGAGCAGGATCGAGGCGGTGGAGAGTGGACTGACGAGTTTAAACACAGTTACTATGGCCAATTACGGCGGGTTTAATATTTATAAAATCGGCAAGATTGTGTTAATGATTAGAGGTGAAGGATCCGTTAATACTGATGCGAGCGGCCAAGTATTAAGTGATGGTGTTCCGCTACAATTACCGGAATCATTACGCCCAAGAGACATTATTAATATAGTCGAAACATACACTAATAAGCGTGTTACTATTAAGATGGATGGCACTATCACACTCCCTAACGATCCAAGTGTATCTAATTTGATAATTAGATTATCGGCTGTGTGGATGACATTTAGTTAATTAAAGGGCAGATTAACGAACGATGCCCCGTGGGTGACTACGGGGCTATGAGGGGGAGTATCAATTTGAGGAGACGCGGATGGAAAATAATCCTGAAAGATATTGGTATGTAAAAACAAAATCTGGAGCTTGTTATAGAATACAAGCTGATTATGTTAAGCAAGAATTTTCCGATGAAGAATGTATAATAACTTTTAAGAAAACAAATCCGGATAAGATTAATCCGGAAACTAATGATCATGAATTTGATGTAGCATTTATGTATGCTAAAGATATTGAGATTATAGGTCATAATAAGTTTATCTTCGATGAGTCGATTCCTAAAACAGAGACTGAGTGGACTAATAAAATTGCAGAATCCGTTCTAAAGATTGGAACGACGTTTTTAGTGTTTGCGTTAGTTGCTTATATTAAAAAGTAAAGGAGGTCCTAACCATGTACGTACCATACAACCCAAATCCTTGCGGTCTGTCCACTGGTGACTGCACGGTTAGGGCTATCTCCAAGCCATTAAACATTTCGTGGGATGATGCTCACGACATTCTAAGTAAATTTTCAAAGAACATGTGTAATTTACCACATAAGGACTGGGTTTGGGGCGCTGTACTCAGAGCTAACGGCTTCCGTAGAGTCATCGTCCCGGACACCACTCCAATTGGATATTCTGCAGCAGATTTTGCAGAAGACAATCCTAAAGGAACATTTGTTCTAGGTTTCGGAGGTCACGGTTGTACAGTTGTCAACGGTGATATTTACGATTCCTGGGACTCTTCAAATAAGAAACCTATCTATGTATGGTTTAGAGAGGAGGAAAGATGAATGAAGACCAGGCTATAAAGAAACTGATCTCTACAGCTTCCGCTGAGATCGGATACATGGAAAAAGCATCGAACAAAAACCTAGATGACAAGACAGCCAATGCAGGAAAAGGCAACTTTACCAAGTATGCAAGAGATCTGGTTAACCTTATTGGATCTCCGTACGCGCAAGGAGCTGCATGGTGCGATATGTTTGTCGACTGGTGTTTTATCCAGACATTCGGCAAAGAAAATGCTAAAAAGATGTTAGGCGGATGGTCGGCATACACTCCAACATCTGCTAATTTCTATAAGAGAAATAACAGATTCTTTGGACTACATGATCCACATCCAGGAGATCAGATATTTTTTCATAATTCTGAACGTATTAACCACACCGGTATCGTGGCTAGCGTATCAAATAGCACTGTGTATACCATTGAGGGAAATGCTTCAAACATGGTTCAGACACGTTCGTATTTAAAAAATGACAAAAAGATCGCCGGTTATGGCAGACCGGATTGGTCTGTGGTAACAACTAAAGAAGAACACAAAAATGAACCATGGCCTATAGCTACAGTAGAAGGCGTAGATATTTCGGATGTACTCGATCCGAATGTCTTTGATGTTCGTAAATACCGCGCAACATATGCCGATCTGGACTCCGTTTTCGGAGACAACTGGCAGATGTATTACTACCACTACAAAGTGATAGGTAAAAAAGAAATAGAAACAAAACAAAGACCACCATTTATGTAAAGGAGGAACGAAATGCCAACGAGACAGTATGGGTCGGTACACAAGTGCCGGAGACTTTCGTGCAGATCTCCAGGAGCTTATGAACAACACACCCAACGAGCAGGTTCGTCAGAAGTTGATGGAAACCATGAACATGATGTGAAAACATCAAAATGGAAGTAAGTAGGAGGTAGAGAATGAAGTTCGCTGGTATGGTTGGATACGAGACAGTGTCCGAAACGAGGCCGGGAGTGTGGTTACCAGAGATAACCGAGAGGAAATACCGCGGGGACGTTAATAGAGTTTCTAGGCGGTTACAGTCCGGTGAAAAGGTGAACGATGATATTACAATAAGTAATGAAATCGAGATTCTGGCGGACGCCTTCGCCTTTGAAAACTTTCAGAACATTAAGTATGTCACGTGGATGGGAACGAAGTGGAAGGTAAACACCATCACTGTCGAACCGCCACGATTAATTCTAGAGATAGGAGGGGTATACAATGGCGAATCTGGACCGCAGGTTGGAACTTGATGCGAGATTGAGAAGGATATTAGGTTCTGACAATGTGTATTTCGAACCGCCAGCATCTCTTAAGATGAAGTATCCTTGTATTCGGTACAGTAGATCGAGAATCGACACTGTTCATGCCGATAACAAAGTCTATCTCGCAAATAGAAGGTATGACATTATTGCAATTTACCAAGACCCTGATAGTGATCTGGCGGATCGTATAATGTTTAACAACGAGAATCTAACTTTCTCGAATGAGCGACGATACGTTGCCGATGGATTACATCACGACGTCTTCACAACGACTTTTTAGGAGGAAAAAGAAATGGCAGCATTAGTTTGGGATCAGGTTGGCGAACACTTCTATGAAACAGGTGATGACCATGCCGTAGTTTACCCGTACAACAACACCACAAAGCAGTATGACAGTGGTTTCGCATGGAGTGGTATCACCGGCGTGACTGAGTCTCCGTCTGGTGCAGAAGAGACCGCACTGTATGCAGATAACATCAAGTATCTGTCTCTGAGATCTGCAGAAGAATATGCTCAGACTGTAACGGCGTATGCTTATCCGCCTGAATTTGCTGAGCTGGATGGTTCTGCATTCCCGGTTACCGGTGTAAGAGTTTATCAGCAGGCTCGTAAGACCTTTGGTATGAGTTACAGATCGATCAAGGGTAATGATACTGAAGGTAATGATCACGGTTATAAGCTGCATCTGGTGTACGGTCTGACGGCTTCTCCGTCTGAGAGATCTTATGGCACTGTAAATGATAGCCCGGAAGCGATCGAATTCAGTTGGGAAATGCAGGGTATCCCGGTAGCAGTCAAAGGTTACAAGAATACCTGTCTGCTTACCATCGATTCCGAGGATGTCGATGATACTAAGCTGAAGAATCTGGAAGGTATTCTGTATGGTACTGATGATACTTATACAGAGTTCTCTGGTGAGACTTTCACCGAAGGTACAACCTACTATGAGAAGGTCAGCAATAAGTATGTTGCAACTGAGGATCAGACTCCGCAGTCTGGCAAGACATACTATACCAAGACTGAAGGAACTAGCGCACGTCTGCCGCTGCCGGATGAAGTTATTGCCCTGTTCAACTCGAATAGTGTCGGCGGCTGATCGTAAGAAACATCAAAATGGTAGTAGGGGGGGGGTCCTTATGGGCTCTCCCTTTTAATAAACAAAGGAGGAAAGAGTCACCATGTTAACAAAAGCTATTACTTATGAAGATTACAATGGAAACAAGAAAACCAAGAATTTCTATTTCAATCTGAGTAAATACGAGATTGCCAGGATGCAGATGATGGAAAATGGCGGTATCGAGTATAAGATCAAGAAGATGGTAGAGTCCGGAGACAGCAAAGAGATCTTTTCATATTTTGAGGATCTGGTTCTTAGCTGCTACGGTGAAAAGAGTGCTGATGGCGAGGAATTCGTAAAGAACGATGCTATTCGCGAAAAATTCAAGAGTCATCCGGCTTATGAAGTATTAATGTTGGAGTTTATCAATGGCGGAGAACAGGCTATGAGCGACTTCATCAATGCTGTTATCCCGCATGAGATAGCAGAATCTGTAAAGAATGCTGACCCCGAGTCCCTCAATAAACTCGTTGGGTTTAAGGTCATCGAGACCGATAAAGCAGAAGAAACTACAACTAAATAACACGACTTGTGTGGGATTGGAGGATTAGAGGATGCCCCTTACAATAAATATTCCGGCTAACGACCTCTGGAATGAGGAAACAGAACGGTTCATCAACGTCAAAGAGACGAAACTTGTTATGGAGCATTCTCTGCTTTCAATTTCTAAGTGGGAAGCAAAATACAAGAAGCCTTTTTTGGTGGAGAATGCATTAGACACTACAGATAAAGTGTTATACTATTTGGAATGTATGACAATAACACCTCAGAATCCAGACCCGAATATTTATCTTTGTTTAAGTCAGGATGATATGAGAGAGATAATGAAATACATAAACGATCCAATGACCGCAACATGGTTCAGAGAGGATAAACGTAAAAACAAAAAAGTTAATAAAGAGATTATGACATCTGAGGTTATCTATTGGGAAATGATAGCCTTAGAGATTCCTATAGAGTTTCAAAAATGGCATATAAACAGACTTATGACGCTAATAAGAGTATGTAATGCCAAGAATAATCCTGAAAAGATGAGTAAAAAGGATATAGCTGCAGAAAATGCAGCTATTAATGCTAAAAGATTAGCAAAGATGAAGAAGGCACCAAAGTATAGATAAGGAGTAAGACATGTTATCAAATACAGCGACTCCAAGATACTACGGAGAATTTAGGGAAAAGGTTCTGGATGGAGAAATCCCTATTAACGAATACATAGCTATGGAAATGAGAAGAATCGATGATTTAATAGATGATCCTCATTACTGGTATGATGACAAAGCAATAGATGGGTTCGTCGATTTCTGCAATTCTGAACTTACTTTAACCGATGGTTCTCCGATGGAATTATTGGATTCGTTTAAATTGTGGGCCGAAGAACTTTATGGTTGGTATTACTTTGTTGACCGTACAGTATTTGTACCAGGCAAAGATGGAAAACCAGGAAGGTATATGACTAAGCGTGTTAAACAACGCTTGACTAAGAAACAGTATCTCATTATTGCCAGAGGAGCAGCAAAGACCATGTATCTGGAATGTATCCAAGGTTATCATTTAGTCGTGGATCCTGAAACAACAGATCAAATTACAACTTCTCCGACAATGAGACAATCTGACGAGGTTTTAGGTCCGCTTAGAACAGCTATAGCTCGTGCTCGTGGACCCGTATTCAAGATGATGACAGAAGGTAGTCTTCAAAATACTACTGGCAATAGAGATTTACGTAAGAAGTTGTTCTCATCTAAGAAAGGTATTGAAAACACCATTACCAACTCTCTTTTAAGAGTATTACCAATGACCATTGACAAACTACAGTCTTTAAGAACCAAAGTCGCTACTGTAGATGAGTGGTTATCTGGAGATATTCGAGAAGATGTTATAGGCGCTATTGAGCAGGGATCTTCTAAATTACCTGACTATTTGATAGTAGCTGCTTCTTCTGAAGGTACTGTTAGAAATGGTGCTGGTGATACAATTAAAATGGAGTTACTGGATATTTTAAAAGGTAAATACAAAGCTCCGCACATATCTATATGGTATTATAGACTCGACGATGTTAAAGAAGTTGCCGATAGAGAGATGTGGTTAAAAGCTAATCCAAATCTTGGTTTAACGGTAAGTTATGAGACTTATGAACTTGACGTAGAAAGAGCTGAAAACGCTCCGGCTACTAGGAATGATATTTTGGCTAAAAGATTTGGTATCCCTATGGAGGGGTATACGTACTTCTTTACATATGAGGAGACTAAACCGCATAGGCATCATGATTTCTGGCAGATGGAATGCTCATTAGGGGCAGATATGTCTCAAGGTGACGACTTTTGTGCATTTACATTCCTGTTCCCATTGGGCGGCGATGAATTTGGAATAAAAACTCGCAGTTACATAACTTCGAGAACACTTCACAATCTTCCTAGAGCTGCCAGAGAAAAGTATGATGAGTTTATGAATGAGGGAAGTCTTGTGGTATTAGATGGAACAGTTCTCGATATGATGGACGTGTACGATGATTTGGATAAATACATTGAAGACAATGAATACAGCGTAAATTGTATTGGCTACGACCCTTACAATGCTAAAGCATTTATTCAAAGATGGGCTCTCGAAAATGGAGAGTTTGGTATAGAGAAAGTTCCGCAAGGAGTGAAGACTGAATCTGTACCGCTAGGCGAATTGAAAGATTTGGCTGAAGATAGAAAGCTAATTTTCGATCAACTCCTTATGCAATTTGCCATGGGAAATGCAGTAACAATTGAAGACACAAATGGTAACCGCAAGTTACTTAAGAAGCGCTACGAGGAGAAGATCGATAACGTAGCAGCACTTTTGGATGCTTGGGTTGCTTACAAAGTAAACAAAGATTCATTTGATTAACATCAAAATGGAAGTAGGAGGTAGTAATAATGGACTTCAGAGAGTTTTCAGAAGCTTACAATAACTATCTGATGCATGCCGGAACAAATAACGGTGTAAACATCGTTAGATTGTCGAGTCTTTTAAAAAGTTATAGGAAAAATTGTCCTCCGGAAAAGCATCCGAAAATCGATCAGCTTTCCAAAATTGTGATTCAGCAGGCACAGAATGGCAATTTGGAGCAGGCTAGAGAAGTCGCTCAGGAAATTAATCGTATAACTCCTGGATCCCCGAGTTCTATGCTTTTCCAGGCGATCATCAACGAGCTTACGAAGCCTCAGCCTACTTATCGTATGGCCGATGGTGTTCCTAGGCCTAGATAATGTCCAAATATTTCAAACATACTGGTAACTTTTCTAAGACTACAAAGTTTCTAAATCATATTCTCAGAAAAGATTACATGAATCTTCTTAATAAATACGGACATGAAGGTGTTCTTCGTCTTATGGAGTATACTCCTAAAGATACTGGTTTGACGGCGGCTAGTTGGAATTATGAAATTGAAGAAGATAAGAAAGCTGGAACTATTACGTTAAGCTTTACAAATTCCAACATAGTTGATGAATGGTGTAATATTGCTATAATACTTCAGTATGGTCATGCTACAGGTAACGGAGGATGGGTAGAAGGTGTTGATTACATAAATCCAGCTTTAAAACCAATCTTTGACAAACTTGTTAATGATGCGTGGCTTGAAATAACATCAGTTAGTTAAGGAGGTTTATATGGATTACAGAGAAATGCATGAGTTATATCATCATGGTATAAAGGGCATGCACTGGGGTATTCATCGTTATCAAAATCCAGATGGTACTTTGACAGAAAAAGGTCGAAAACGTTACGCTAAGGATTTGAATAAACTTGATGAAAAAGCTTCCCAGCATGCCGCTGATTCCAGAGTTTATAAGGCCAAAGGTGACGAATATACTGCCAAAGCTAAAGAAGCTAGAGAAGCTGGAAAAGAAGGTGTTGCTAAAAGGCACGAAATGGATGCTGAAAAGATGTATTCAAAGATGGAAAAGCATGGACAACGTGCTAAAGAGTACGAATCTGAACAGTGGAAAGGAATCGGTGATGCTTTATCTAGAGGAACCGATGTGTCTACTCAAAGGGTTTATCGTCCTGATAAAAGAATTGGAACTGAAGCTGCAAAAGCAGCTGCCATAGGAACCGGCATAGGGTTAATGTCACTTATGACACTTGGCGGCGTTGCTGGCGCTATGATATCTGACGAATTGTATGAAAAAAATTGGGGAAAGTATAGAGATACGCACGGAAAAATTGAAGGTAATCAATTTATACTAACCCCTAAAAGTGGTGAAAAGGCTAGCATGAATATTATTGTTAACCTTGACAATGTAGATGATAGAATGAAACAAATTCGTTCTAAAAATTAAGGAGGATAAGACATGTCGTCAATCGTAGAACGTGCTAGAAAGGCATGGGATGTCTTTAGAGGACGTGAACCCACCTATAGGGCTAATTATGGACCAAGTTATTCCATGCGTCCGGACAAGGTTAAGATTCGTTTCGGCGGCGAGAAGTCAATTGTTAATGCGGTTTATAATAGAATCGCTATTGATTCCGCTGCAGTTACTATCGAGCATGCTAAAAAGAATTCAGATGGATTTTTTCAGGAAACGGTCAATTCTGATCTTAATGATTGTTTGAACCTTTCTGCAAACATTGATCAAACAGGTCGTTCTTTTATTCAGGACATAGTTCTTTCGATGTTTGATGAAGGTGTTATAGCTGTTGTTCCCACGGTTACATCAAAAGACATCTTCACGAATGATTCATTTGATATTTTTGAAATGAGGACTGCTAAAATTAAGCAGTGGTTTCCGAAGCATGTTCGAGTAGAGTTATACGACGATAATCTCGGACAAAAAAAAGAGATTACGCTTCCTAAGAAGAATGTAGCGATCATAGAAAATCCGTTTTATACGGTAATGAATGAGCCTAATTCCATAGGAAGACGTCTAATCAATAAGCTAAACTTGCTTGATTCGGTTGATGAACAACTTAGCGCAGGAAAATTGGATCTTATAATTCAGCTTCCCTATGTAGTTAAGTCACCATTGAGAAAACAGCAAGCTGAAGCTAGAAGGAAAGACTTGGAACAGCAGTTGAACAATTCCACTTATGGTGTGGCATATGCTGATGGTACAGAAAAGATCATTCAGCTCAACCGACCGTTGGAGAATAATCTGCTAAACCAGATCGAGTACTTGACAACTTTATTCTACTCGCAGTTGGGTATTTGCGAGGAGGTATTGAAGGGTACAGCGGATGAACAAATGATGTTGAACTATCGTAATAACATCATCGAGCCGACTTTGTCTGCTATCACAAACGAGATGACGAGAAAGTTCTTATCACCTACTGCTGTAACCCAGAATCAATCAATAATCTTCATCCAGAATCCGTTTAAGTTGATTCCGGTGGCTAATATTGCCGACATTGCAGACAAGTTTACGAGAGCGGAAGTTCTGTCAGCTAATGAAGTCAGGTCTATTATAGGATACAAGCCGGTAGCAGACGACAGAGCTAATGAACTTCGTAATCCTAACTTGAATGCTTCCGATGAGCAGTTAGCAAATCCGGTAATGACAGACGCGGGTGAAGATAATTCCGGTGGTCCTGAGATGAACTCTCCGGAAAAGAACCAAATTCCAAACTAATGAAAGGAGTACATCAAAATGGCAGACGGTTACGATTTTAAAGGCGTTGCCACGCAGTACGGAATTAAGTGCGCGGATGGAAGAACTTTGTTGAATGGCGCATTTAAGGGCTGCAATGGCAAAAAAGTACCGTTGGTGTGGAACCACGGTCACAAAGATGTTGAGAATGTACTTGGTCATGCTATTCTCGAAGAGAAAGGCAATCAGGTAATTGCTCATTGCAAACTCAACAATTCGAAGAAGGCTCAGCATGCTCGTTTTGCTTTGCAGAACGATGATCTTGCGGCACTTTCTATCTATGCAAATGATCTGGTTGGAGGTAAGAATGTTTCTCACGGAACAATCAGAGAGGTAAGCCTGGTACTGGCCGGCGCAAATCCGGGAGCATTGATCGATACAATGTCTATCGCTCATTCTTATGGAATGGACTACGACTATGATGACGATGAGATCACTGAGGCTTATATTTATCATGGCGTAGATGGAACTATCGAGTCCGAAGAAGAAATCGATGATACACCTAACGAAGGCGAGCAGGACCTTGCTCATGCTGATGAAGGTGAGAAAACGGAAGATGATAAAGACGGAGCTGATAAGAAAGATCCTACAGCTAAAGAAGTCTTCAATTCCATGAATGAAGATCAGAAAACATTACTTTATGCTATGGTTGCTGAAGCAGCCGAAGGCAAAAAAGAATCCAACGAGGAGGAAGAAGAAATGAAGCACAATGTATTTGAAAGCGACTATGCAACTTTTGACGGTCCGGTGATCTCCATGGCAGATCGTAAGCAGGTTCTGGCAGACATCAAGAGATATGGATCTCTGAGTGAGTCTATCAAACATCATATGGAAGATCCGAACGGAGCCCTGGCTCATACCATTACCCCGGCTAACTACCCGACCAACGAAGACGGTAGCACTCAGACCTACGGTATCGCAAATATCGACTGGCTGTTCCCGGATGTAAAGAACTTCACGAGCGGTGCTCCGGAGTTCATCATGAGAGATCAGGGATGGGCTAACAAGCTGCTCTCTGCAGTACATCACACTCCGTTCAGCCGTGTAAAGACTATGTTCGCAGACATCACGGCAGATGAAGCTCGTGCAAAGGGTTACATCAAGGGTAACCTGAAGTATGAGGAAGTCTTCACCTTGCTGAAGAGAAAGATCGATCCGCAGACCGTCTACAAGAAACAGAAGTTCGATCGTGACGATATCGTGGACATCACAGATTTCGACGTTGTAGCATGGGTTAAACAGGAAATGAGAGGTATGCTGAATGAGGAAATCGCTCGTGCGATCCTGGTTGGTGACGGCCGTTCCGCAGCATATGAAGACAAGATCTCTGAAGATCACATCAAGCCGGTATACAATGATTCCGAGCTGTTCACTATCCGTGTAAAGCTGCCGCACATTGCAGGCGAGACTGAAGACGCTCGTGCGAAGAGAATCATCAAGTATGCGATCAAGGCTCGTAAGGATTACAAGGGATCTGGTAATCCGTCCATGTATACCACGGCAGACGTCAAGACTGACATGCTGCTCTTGGAGGATGGCAACGGTTATTCCCTGTACAAGACTGAGAATGAACTGGCTACCAAGTTACGTGTGAAGGAAGTTGAGGAAGTTGAGATCCTGGAAGGTGTCAGCAGATCTGAAACTGTTGAGAGTGTAACAACAACCTATGATCTGGCAGCAATCATCTTCAACCCGACCGACTATAACGTAGGTACCGATCGTGGCGGCGAGATCAACACCTTCGAGCAGTTTGATATCGACTACAACCAGCAGAAGTATCTGATGGAGACACGTATCTCCGGTGCTCTGGTTCGTCCGAAGTCTGCTATCGTAATCGAGATCGCTCGCAGCTGATAGAAACAACATCAAAATGGCAGTGGGAGGGTCTTAATTTGGCCCTCCTGTTGTTAGAAAGGCGGTAAGGTATGGAATTAGAAGAGCGTTTAGCTTTGATTAATAAACCTCCTATCGAAGAAATCACGAATTTTGACCTTGTTAATAAGCCGCCTATTGATGAGTTATATCATCATGGCGTTCTTAACATGAAGTGGGGAGTACGTAGGTACCAGAATCCCGACGGAACGCTTACCGAACTCGGTAAGAGACGATATGCTAAGCAATTCAGTAAACAGGAAAAGCGGATGGAACGTCGTCTTAATGCTGCTAAGAACCGTGAATACAAAAAACAGGAAAAACTTCAGAAAATGAAAGACAAGATTGCAAAAGATCCTCGTCTATTAAAGAAGCACATGGACATGTTCACGAATGAAGAGATCGAGGCGGCTTACAACAGGATCGAATGGGGTAATAAGTTATCTGATATCAACAACAAGAAATTGCAGAAAGGCAAACAGTATGTAGATACTTTCTTGTCTTATGGCAAAGCAGCTAACGATGTTCTTGACTTTGTCAATTCGCCGATAGGTAGGGGATTGAGGAAGAAGATGGGTATCGATGACAAGATCATATTTGATTATCCCAAAAAGCAACAGACACAGCAGCAGAACAAGACGCCATAAAAGGCATAACGGGAGGGTCTATTTTCAGGCCCTCTCTTTTTTACAAGGAGGTTTGTATGAACGATTTTAGAGAATACTCAGATTACCTTATGCATTATAGTCCTAAAGGTAATAAACGAGGAAGAACTAGCGGAAATGGATCTGAAAAAACTGACTGGCTCACATCAGTTGTAAATGAAGCACAGCGAGTAGGCAGCAAAGCTGAAGAAGCTGGAGATAAATTATTGGAGATGATAAATCGAGGCGACTATTTTGGAGCCTATAATTACTATAAAAATCTTGACGGCGAAACAAAAAGAGTAATAGAAAGACGTATTATGAATCATGAACTTCCGGCACTTATCGGTAATGGCAATGAAAGAGAAGGAAAGAAGGTTCTTGAACAGGCTAATAATAGCTTAGAAACGTTTTTATCGACGTTTAGACCGAAAACAGAAACAACTACCAGCATAAATGTAAATAATCACGTCAGAGATATCACAGGCAGGAGGAGAAGGAGATGAACGATTTCAGAGAATACATAGGTTATTGCGAAGCCACCTATGGCGACATTATACATTTCGGAATCCTTGGAATGAAGTGGGGCGTTCGTCGGTATCAGAATCCTGATGGAACTTTGACTGCGGCAGGTAAGAAGAGATACGATAAGTTAATAAAGAAATCAGACGAATATATGGAATTAGCTGAAAAACAGCACAAAAATAATCCTAACGGAAGTGAATATGCTTTGTATGATGCTGCTCGTAAGACTAGAGAAAAAGCTAAGAAATACGGTACTGAATATAACGAAGAGGTAAAGGAAGATACCAAAACTAAAAAAGAATTAGATTATGATGAATGGGTTGAGAAGGAAACTCAAAAAACCATAAAACAAGCTGATGAGATATTGAAAGTCAAGGACGAACCTGAAAAATACGATACCGGGGAAGTTCCTAAAAACATTAAATGGAGTGACAATGGTTATGGAGATGGGAGCGAGGCAAAAATGAAAATGACTCGTTCTGATGGTAAAAATACTGAGATAACAATAGATACAGATGAAGAAAAATTATCCAAAAATGAAGAAGATTTTCTTAAAAAATTTGCGTCTAATGACTTGAAAATTAGAAAGCAGATAGCTGATAAGATGATAGATAGCAGTAAAGATTTTTGGAGTGATACTTTACAAAATGCTTTTAACGGCAGAGATGTTTCCGAGGCAAGAGAATACTTTACTAAAGTTTTAGGTACTTGGGGTCCAGAATGGAGTAGACCAGGAGAATCTCCAAAAGTGTGGATAAATTCGTATGATGGAATTATTACAGAAGCATCTTATGATTGTGGATTTTGTTTTGGTGATCATTTAGTTGTTGCAGAATTAGATCCCAAAGGAAATGTTATAAGAGTAAGTCTTGAGGGATAATCATCAAAATGGCAGTAAAAACAACAAAATAGGAGGGCATTATGTCTACAGAAATCGATAAAAGAGTTGTCGAGATGCAATTCAACAACAAGGATTTTGAAAAGAATGTTCAAGCATCCTTAACGACGATCGACAAATTGAAAATGGCCCTCAATTTCGATGGGGCTAAAGGCCTTGATAGTATTACAAAAGCTGCTAACAAGGTAGATATGTCTAACGTAGTAGAACAGACTAAGAAAGTAGAGCTTAGTTTCTCAGCTTTGCAAGTAGCTGGCGCTACTATGGTATCAGAACTTACTAAAAAGTTAATAAGTTTTAGTACTGGTACATTATCTAAAATGTGGAATGCTTCTATTGGTCAGATGAAGTCTGGTGGTATGTCCAGAGCACTTAACATCGAGCAGGCAAACTTCAAGATGCAGGCCCTTGTTGAGAAGATGGATCAGTTTGCCGGAAAGACCGAAGAAGTTAAAAATTATATGTCCGAAATGAGCAAAGCTATTGACTGGGCAGTAACAGGTACTGCTTACGGCTATGATGCAGCAGCAGGTGTTGCAGCTCAGTTGATGGCATCTGGTCTTACTAACACCGAACAGATGGCTAAAGATTTACGTACAATAGCTGGTGCAGCTGCAATGACTGGTCGTTCGTACGAGAACATGGGTCAAATCTTTGCCGCGGTTGCTGGTCAGGGCAAACTGATGGGCGATCAGTTACTTCAGTTCTCATCTTCTGGTGTTAATGCAGCTTCAACTATTGCTAAGTATCTTCATACTACTGAAGCTGATGTTCGAGATATGGTGACGAAAGGTAAGATTGATTTCCGTACCTTTGCTGATGCAATGGAAGAAGCGTTTGCCGATTCAGCAGGTCGAGCAGATGAAACTTTTGCTGGTGTTACGGCCAATGTAAGAGCTCAGCTTTCGAGAATTGGCCAGGTTTTTGCAGAACCTTACATCAAGAACATGATACCTTTGTTACAGAAGGTTAAAGCTGCTTTAAAACAGTTTAAGAATGCACTTGTTCCTACTGGCGAACGTTTCGATTACATCTTCGGACGTCTTACTAATTGGGCAGCTGGTGTGGTGGAAAGTTTAGATTTTTCTAGACTTGATACTATTATCAGAGGTGTTGAGAATATTTTCTGGGGCTTGGCTTCAGTTTTGTATACAGTTCATGAAGCTTTTGAGGAAGTCTTTACCAGAAAGACACTCGAAGAGCTTAATAATTCTGCTATAGCTTTCGAGAAGTTTACAAAGGCCATATTACCGACCAAAGAGGTTCTTGACGGCGTTAAAACAGTATCAAAAGGCGTTATGATAGCTTTAAGGGCTATCGTTAATGTTGCAGTTAAGCTTACTGATGTGGTAAAACCGCTTGCTTTTGCTATAATTAGAATACTTGGAGCTGTTGTATCATTAACGAGACATTTCCAGCCGATCATGGATCATTTAGCTGAATTGGTTAAAGAATCCAAGGTATTGGAAGCAATTGGTTTAATCATTTCAGATATTGTTCTTAAACTTACAGATCTCATAATCGGATTCTTAGACGTTATAGATGGTCTGATAGGACGTTTCATGGAATTGGATGTTATCAAAGAATTTGGTAATACTCTTATTGATATTTACAAAGTATTATCGACTCTTTTTATAGTTATAATAACTTTGTTAGGCGCGGCTATTGGAAAATTGCTTGGATATTTGAATATTGACAGTTTGGCCAAGGTATGGTCCAAATTCGCCGGTATCTTAAAAGCAATAGGAAACTTTATAGGCTTTATAGCTTTAGGTCTTGTTAAGATGGTGCGTATACTTCTTAATGCTTCTAGCATATTTGAAGGTATTAAAGAGATATTTGATAGTATAGTAGCTCTAGTTAAGAGCATATTTACTAGTGGGGATGTTAGTACTGAAGTAGATAATGTATCAGATGCTGCTAGTAATTTGAAAAATGTATTCCAGGGACTTATTGATAAGTTCAAAGAAGCTTGGAAAGAGCTTAACCTTGGTAGGGTTATTCTTGTTTTGTTTGCATTTGGCATTCTCGCGTTGATATTCTCTGTAAATGAGCTTATCAATTCTTTCAGTAAATTAGTTGGAGCAGCAACTAGAACAGTTAACTCTGTAACTGCTATACAGTCAAGTGTATCTAATATGGCTAAGAATGTAGCTAAATATTCAGCTCCTTCTCAGTTCTTAATATCTTTTGCAATTGCTCTCGGAGCATTTACAGCATCTGTTACAACTCTTACCAATGAAGTTGATCCGAATAGATTGAAAGAGATTGCCCCTGTAATTGGAATGTTTATAGCGGGTATTATTGCAGCAGCTGCAGCTATGGGATGGGCTAATAAATACTTTGACAAGAGTGTTGGTCTGTCTGTATTAGCAGCTAATATGTTAGCAGTATCAGGTTCTATGTTACTTCTTACATTTGCGATCAAGGCAATGGCTGGAGTAACACAAGACTTAAACAGTTTAATAAGTGTTACTGTATCGGTTATTTTAATGATGACTGGATTTGCTGGTTCGGTGGCTATTTTGTCTAATTTGGCTCCGAAATTTGAAGCTAGTATGATTTCTATATTAGCTTTCTCAGCTGGTATATACATTACTGTAAAAGCTCTCAAGCAACTTGAGAATATAGATATTTCTGGAATCTGGAGACAGACCATATTACTTAGTGGTTTGATGATCGCTCTTGGTGCAGCTATTGGTTTGGCTGGCAGAGCAGGAAGTATTTATAAGAAAGACGAGAAGACCTTATATAAGAGAGGTGGAGTAGGATTCACTCTGCTTGCGTTTGCTGTTTCTATGCTTGTGCTTCTTCAGGTTCTTAAAGAACTTTGTGCTATGCCTACCGAGAAATTGCAAGGCGGTCTTAAGAATTTAAGAAATATTATGATGAGCTTTATGCCTCTCATAACGATAATTGCAATAGCTAGCAAATTGTCTGGTAATGGCGGAATGCTCGTAAGAGACATAGCGTCACTATTTACTTCTTTGAGCTTAGCTCTTGTAGCTATGTTTGGAGCTGTTTGGTTATTTGCAAAAACTATGAACCCAGAAGAGCTTGCTAGAGGTGTAGAAGCTGTTAAGGATTTGATAAATGCTATAACTTTCTTCTTGGCTGGTATTATGCTTTTACCGCTTCTTATTTCTGCATTTGCTCAGATTAAGACTGGTAAGATGATGAATCTTGGCAGTTCTGCAATAAAAGAATTATCAAGTGTACTTGTTTCGATGTCTATTCTTATGCTCGCTATTTCGGCATGCACAAAGTTAGTTAGCACTTCTACGGATGAAGACATCTATAAGATTGTTTCTCTTCTTGGTATGCTAGGCCTTATCACAATGGGTATCGAGTCCATGATAGGTCATACAAGAGGCGCTAAAGCAGCTCCTATTATAGCTACTATGGCACTTATAGGTGTGGTTGTAGCATCCATAGCTTTCTTAGCTGCGGCTGTTATGACGAATGGTATCGATATAGGAACTTTGCTTACTATCATGGCTGGCTTCGGCTTAGTGTTAGCCGCGCTTGGTGTATTGTTCATGGGCATTGGTCATATGAACAGAGCTGTTCAGAAAGCCCCGGCTCAAGCTAAGAATTTACCTGCCAACTTTAATCCTAATAAGCCTCAGACTAGTGGACTTGAGTCCGTTGCAATGATTCTTGGTGTAGCAGCTATTATGGCTTCGTTAGCATTGCTCTTCTCTTATGCTGCAGGAATGCATTGGCAACAATTAGCTGGTATATTTGGTGGTTTGACTGTTGTGTTCTTGGCTTTGACGCTATTTGTAGAAAGGGCTAAGAAAGTCGGTCCTCAATCGATACAACAAGCACAAGCTGTCGGATTGTTCATATTACCTGCTGTTCTTGCTTTAGCTGGAGTTGTCGGAGCGTTTGCATGGATCACGAATATTATACAGAATAATGATACCGGTTCTTGGGCAGTTGCTCTGCTCATCCTGGCAGGTATGATCACTGTAATCGGTATCGTATTCAAACAGATAGTAGATTCAGCTAATCTAAATGTACTTAAATCAGCTGGAATTAGCATGAAAGAAACTATGGCATTGTTTGCGGTCATCGGTGGTGTTATAGCTGGCCTTATGTTAGCGGTTGCTGCAATAATGGCTATACCGGTAAATCCTACTGGTTTGGGTGAAAAGATTGCCATGGTTGTTATTGTGTTAGCAGCCTTTGCTGGTATATTAGCTTTATCAAAAGCAATTGATATCGCTGGAGTTAACACTATAGCTTTAGCTATGCTTGAAATGGGTGGGGCATTCTTGATGATAGCAGCTGCTATTGCTCTGATTGCTTCGACTCCTACAGATGACCAAGCTGGTAAAAAGATGGCTTGGCTTCTTGGAGCTTTTATCGTTATTACTGCAGCTGCAGCTTTAATAGGAGCTAAGGTTCAAGCGGTTAATGTGGGCGGAATGCTTGCGTTAGCTGGATCTATTGCACTTATGTCTGCTAGTTTAATAATAATGGCATTAGCTATGAAAGAATTATCTACTATTGACAAAGAAGCTGATTTAGATAAGGTTAGTGGTATCTTAGTTAAGATGCTTGGCATATTTGCTATATTAGCTCTTGTTGCAGGTGCAGTTGGTGCTAGTGGAGTAGGCACCGGTGTTGCTATTGGCATCATAGCACTTTGCGGTTCGTTATTGATGTTTAGTACAGCACTTATGTTTACTGCTAAATCCTTTGATATTTTCGTAGATGCTCTTACGAAATTTTCAAAATTGACCGGCGAACAGATTGAGCAGGTTATAGGAAACTTCCGTAGATTTTTACATTCTCTTCCGGATATCGCTAATGATCTAATCCAATTCGGTCCTTATATTTCCGTGATAGTAGCTACTTGGATAACCAACATTGCTTTAGGAATCGGATCTGCTTTGGGTGCTATTATGACCGCTGTTGGCGCTTTGATCATCGGTGTATGTAATGGTTTGGTAGCAGGTTTACCTACTATTCTTAATACCCTTGCAACTATTATAAGAGAATGCAACAACTGGATTATCGAGAACAAAGATATTTGGATTGATACTGGTAGAGCTTTGACCATTGCTATCATGGGTGTGGTGCAAGGTGTTGTCGATGGATTTTTCGAATATTTTGACGTTAAACTTAGTGATCTTTGGCAATCTATAGAAGACGCTAAGAAAGCTATGGAAGATAATGAAGAAGTTAAACGTACTGGATCTGAACGAATGAGAGACAGTATGGTTGAATATTACAAAACTCTCGACAATGATATTACTAAAGGCGGGGGAACAAATAAAGCATTTGTATGGCTTGACGAGCTTCAAAAGAGAATTGATGCTGGGGTTATTACGTATGAAGATGCTCAGGAAGCAGTAAGACAAGCTGGGTTAGAGACTTATAAAGATTATATCCAGGAAATGGGTAAATTTAATGGTGAACAAATTAAAGAAGGGACTAATTTACGTAAACAGTTAGAGTTATCGGCAACCGATAGTGGCGAGAAAGCTCTTGCTGAACTTAAGAATAATTTAATGGAAGCTAAAAAGGCTAATAGAGACTTTATTAGTGATGATGCTAGAAACAATTACATTAATGGATTAAATCAACTTATTGCAGACGGTTCTATTTCTTATCGTTTGGCAATGCTTCAGTTGTATGATATTCCTGGAATGGCTATATATTCTGATAGGCTGATCCAATCTAGTTATAATACAGGAATTGGAACAACCGAGGCAGTAGCAGATGGCATTAAGGACGGTAATGAAGAAGTTCAGAAAGCTGCGGATGAAACAGTCAGCATAGTAGAAGAAGCTAACGATAAGATCGAAGCTTCTGGCGGTGGCGGAGCTATGTCTACCAAAGCTGTACATTCCATAAGTAATAACGGCTTAAGAAACATGTCCTTATCACAGCTTCAGGTAATGAAAGACACATTCTCTAATCAGGCTAATATGGATGAGCTTGGTAAAGGTATGGCTGAAGATGGCGGCGAGGCATTTACTGATCAGGCAGAGAAAGAGAACTGGATTACTAAGATTGGCAATATATTCAAACCTGTAGCAGATGCTTTAGGTGTCGATTTGGGTGAGATTCTTGCTAATGGTATGACACAAGGACTTTCTTCTAGTGATATTATTGGTATGATTGGTGCTGCATTTACTGGCGAGGAATACAAGACCCAGGGAATGTGGAAAGAATACTATAATGAAATGGTGCCTATCGTTAAAGAAATTAACGGTATGGAGAAGACAGTTGGTAGTCAGTCCAGATGGCGTGCTGAAGGTTTTGAAAGCTTACAACAGGCTTTGGAAGAGAATACTAAGACAGGCAAGGACTATTTCGATTGGATGCATGGTGGAGTTGGTGGAGCATTAGACGAAGTCAACAGCGCTATAACCGATATGATGCCCAATATGAATGAGCTGACCTCCGGACTTGGTGATCTTGGCGATGCTGCAGATTATGCAACAGATTATACTGATAAACTTAAAGAAAGTGTAGAGAAATCTCTGGATGTATTTACAGCTTTCAACAAAGAAGTTAAGACAACATCTCGTGATGTATTAAAGAATCTATATTCTCAGATTGATGGAGTAAGCAAATGGTCTGAAGAATTGCAGGCTCTGGCTAGTAGAGGACTTAACCAGAACTTTATTAAAGAACTGGCCGAAGAAGGCCCATCTGCTTATGACAGAATCCATGCGTTCTACACTATGACCGAAGCTGATATGGCATTGTTTAACAAGATGTACGCAGAAGAGCTTGTTATGAAAGACCAAACGGCTCTGGATATTCGTAAATCTTGGTTGGATGCTGGCATAATTTCTCAGGATGAGTATGATAAGTTTGCTACGGAAATTGGTACAAAGTACGATGAGGCTGTTCTTAGAGCTCAGCAGGAAGCTGCTAGTAAAAAGAATGGTCAGATGTCCGCTTCTACCAAGAAGAATCTTGATTTAATGTATCAAGATATTGAGAAGTATCAAGCTGATACAGATTTCATTAACAAATGGCGTGACAACAATGCCGAAATTGGTAAAGAAGGTGCCGAAGCTCTTACAGAAACCATGGAAGATAAGACCAAAGAAGGTATTATCGGAACAGCCGCTTACATAGAAGCTGGTAAAGATATGGTCGAAGACGTTAGTGAAGGTATTGAAGCACAAGCGCCTAAGATAGTAGATGGTATGGCTAATCTTGGAAAGGCTTCTATGGAAGCTCTTAAGAAATCCATCAAAATGGAAGAAGCATTAACTCCTATTAACGAATTCCGTAAAGGTGTTTATCAGCAAGTTAAGTCTTCTTTGAATCTTTTCGAAACTGTCGAAACAAAGACGGAAGAAGAATTGAAGAAAGAACAGATCTCAACTACTCAGATGCTATATAACATGAGTGAGAACCTTAAGAGAGTCGGCAAATGGTCATATCAGCTTAGACAGTTAGCTGCTAAGGGTATGTCTGAAGGTCTTGTAGAAGAGCTTAGACAGATGGGTCCTGAAGCTGCTGATAAGGTTGATGCATTTGCTCGTATGAGTGCTGATGAACTTAAAATGGCAAATCAATATTATGCCGAATCAGTAGAAATACCTGGACAAGTAGCTGATCGTATGACAAGTACATATGCTGAACAAGGATTCGCTGTTGCACTTGGTTTAAAAGAGGGAGTCGAAGAAGGTAAAGATGATCTTCTTGCTGAAATGTATAAGATCGGTGAGGAGTCTTCTGAAGGATTTAAACGAGGTATCGATCCTGAAGCAGCTAAAAATGCTATGGAAATGCTTGGTGATAATTCGCTTAAGGCCATTTGTGATATTTTACTTGTTAAATCTCCTTCTAGGGCTATGAAGCAGATTGGTATTTGGGTTGTGGAAGGATATTTGCTTGGTATCGGAGCTGGTATTAAGGAAGTATCTAAGAAAGCTATGGAAATTGGTCATACGACAATATCCAAGTTTAATGAAGCAATGCCAATCAGCAAATTCAAATCAATCGGCGAGAATGTTATTAAAGGCATTAACATTGGATTAAATAATTCTATGTCTCTTGTTAGTAAATCCATTGCGACTGTTGCTGATAAGATCATGACTGGTCTTACTGGTCCGTTGAAGATCAAATCACCTTCACAGTTCGCTGCATATTGTGCAGAAATGCTCAATCGGGGATTTGCAAATGAGATGAATGATAATACATTGATGATTGATTCTACAACTAGTAAAGCAGAAGAAATCAAGAATGCAATGGCAGAGCAGCTTCTTAATATTGGTAATACTTTGGATTCTGGTGATGTATATGAACCTGTCATAAGACCTGTATGGGATATGACTAGTATTCAGAGCGGTTATCAATCGATCACTGACGTTTTAGGTAGAACTCCTTTGAATGTCAACGGATCCATCAATGCTGTAAATGCTGCTAATAGAACAGCTCCTTCTCAGGATGCTATCATGATTACTAATGCGATCAATAATTTGACGAATGAACAAAGGGCGATTAGGAGTGATCTCGGTAATATTCGTTCTGAAATGTCTAACTTTGATAATCGTCTTAATAACATTTACGTACGTCTCGATGGTAATGCTTTGGTTGGTGAGCTTGTGGCTCCTCTTGACAAAGCTATGGGTAAGAAAGTAATTTCACAAAAACGAGGGAGGATGTAACGTATGGGTGAATTTAACTACGATGGTAGCCATTCGATAAGATTCCTTGGTACCAACGGTGTGTGGTACGATACCTGGAAAGACTTCCATATGGCACCTAAAGCTCGGCCGTTCGTTGCTGAGCCCTCAGTTAAGACAAATTATATCGATGTTCCTGGAGCGAATGGGTCTCTTGATTATACGGAGGCCCTTACCAGCTCCGTTTTGTATGGCAATCGTACAGGACAATGGGATTTTATCGTGGATTTGCCTTATGGTATAAGTGATGAACTTGGCGGTTATTTGAAATTAACAAATGGTGTGACTAATGCATTATCTTATCAGTCAGCCATACTTAAGTTCTTCCACGGAAGGAAGTTTGATCAGATCATCTTAGCAGATGAGCTTGAATACGATTTCAGAAACACTGTTGTCGGTGGATATTTTTACACAGGTAGAATTACTGTTAAAACAAGTCTTGCAACAAAAGACTACATTCAGATTACTTTACAATACAACTTAGAACCCTACAAACACCCTATTGCATCTACTAAGAATCTCAACTGGAAGTGGGGCGAGTTGTTTGGTAATGTCATCAAGTATGGTAAATTCTCCGTTAACACTATGGATTATGTTGAAGGGGGCGAGGTATATGGCAAATCTCGTACTATATTCTTGGATGACGCACAAAATGTAACTATCAGCGTAACAAGTCCTATGAAGATGCTGTTTGGAACTACAGTGTATATGTTAAACACTGGTGATAACCAAGTTCCTATGCAAGCAGGCGGCAATTTATGTACGTTCTACGGCCATGGGATTGTTACAGTAGACTATTCAGAAGGGAAGGTATTATGATATATAGAGTTGTTCTTGATGACTTATATGATCTTCATACATCAGACATCAACTGTATGTTATTAAATCCTTCGTTAGAACTTGAGATGAATTCGGCTGGGAGCTTTAACTTTACGCTCCCTCCGACTCATCCTTATTGGGATCGTATAGAGATTCTCAAGTCTACGATAGATGTATATGAAGATGACGACTTGATATTTACTGGTAGAGTCGCTAACATAGATAAAAACTGGAATAATGAGCGTGTGGTTGAGTGTGAAGGTGCTCTTGCATATTTCAACGACTCTATTCACAGGCAGATGAAGTGGGAGACGCCGCTTCCTATTGCTTCAGAAGATCCTACTGTTCATAATTTCTTAAAAGATATCTTAGACAATCATAACGTGTTTGTTGGAGATGCCACAAACAGACAGATACATATAGGACACATTTATGTAGATCCTTATCTGGTCACTAGAGAAGTGGATTACGACACAACTCTTGATATTTTGACCAGAATGTGTATTGATACTAATGGTGGTTACTTCATGATCCGTAAAGATCCTGAGACTCATCTGTTATATTTGGATTGGCTTAAGGATTTTACAGAAGAATCTGGTCAGCCAGCATCGTTTGGTGTTAACTTGCTTGACTTTAATGCTGGTCTTCATGCAGAAGATATTTGCACTGGCGTTCTGGCAAGAGGTGCTACAGTTAATGATCAAGTGGTAACCCTTTCGAATGTAGAATTGGTAGATGAGACGACTTATCCTGAGTTGAGTGTGGATCATTACACAACTCATGACCAAGATATTTTGTGGCATAGAGCTGGGATGGCCAAATTTGGACGAGTTGTCCAGGTTCACGAGTTCCCAGATGCTCAGACAGATTGGAAAAATGACGGACAAATAGTAGGTAACTCTTTGTTTGAAGAAGCTAAAAAATGGCTTGAAGAAAAGAATACAAAAGTTGAATCTATAGAAGTTGAAGTTGCTGAGCTTTCTTGGCTTAAGGATGGCGTTCCTAAATACAAACTTGGGCAGATTGTAGAGATTCTTGATGATGCTCATATGGCTGGGCAGCCTTATGATGTAACACATCTGCCTATGTATAAACTTAGTTGTGATCTTAGCAGCGGTAGCAAGAAAGTAACACTTGGCAGACCTCCTAAGAAGGAACTTACACAGATATCTGCATCTAACTCTGACAGTAGTACTCTGTCAAGTGGCGGATCTTCTGGAAGTAGCTCTGGTGGCGGATCTGGGTCTGGTGAAGAATGTAAAGTCCATGACGTACGTGTGGACGGGACATCTGTAGTTAGTAATAAGATCGCTAATATTAGCTTAGCAGGAAAAGCCGATGTAAATACGGTTAATGCTTTAGCTGCTACAGTATCTAATAAGGCAGATACTTCAACAGTAAATGCATTGGCTAACGTGGTCTCTGGCAAACAGGATCAGATAGAGTTTAACACTCAAGAAGCTGCCACGGAGGTTTTAACCAGACTTAAGGCAGATGATGTAGTATACAACCTTGGTGGAGGCACAGAAGTTGTTGCAAACCCGTCTGAGTCGGCTACGGACGATCTTGAGACAATTAAGATTGGTGATACAGTGTATGATATTTCTGGCGGTGGAGGGTCTAGTACAAACTACGGGAAGTTTACTTGCGATGTGTTGTTTGACACGCCAACGTCAACTTCCGCTTGGAATAGACCTATAGAGATTTGCTCTGAAGAAAAAGTTAAAGAGTATGACGCTATATATATTACTGCTAATTCAAACGATACTTATGGCGAATATACTGAAGGTTCTTTTGTTCTTGTTAAAGAATTGCATACAACATTATTTAAATATGTTGGAAAAATAAATCCTGATAGTGATAGTATAGATGGCTATGCATTAAATATTGAAAATGGTAAATTTTATGCAAGATGCTCTACCGGAAAAAGTTTGAAAGTATACAAAGTCTACGGCCTTAAATTCGAAAACAAACTGATCAACCGCAGTGATATTTACTCAGAAGAAGAGAGAATGATCGGACGGTGGACAGATGGTAAGCCGTTGTATCAGAGAACTTGGAACGATTTGTCATATACCGTAGCAAACACCAGTTGGATTAATTTTATAACGGTTCCAAATGGTATAGATTTAATTGACGCTAAATTTTATGGCAAATTCAATAATGATTTATATGAGATAGTTTGCGAAGAAGTGCATATAGATTCAGCTACTGGTATACTTGAAGCTTGGTTTAGATTGGCTGGTACTAGAACAGTTGAAACAATAACTCTCCAATACACCAAAACCACTGACACTCCAGGTTCAGGATTCTTACCAGAAGATCCTCAGATGGTCATGATGTCCGACTATTACTCTGAAGACGAGCAGGTGGTTGGTAGGTGGACAGATGGTAAGCCGATATATCAGAGGACTATGTCATATGACTTCACATCTTCTGTTAATGACTGGACGTTATTTGACGATTCTGTTTTATATGAAAAAATGGTTGCCGTCATTCCAATTATGACATCAACGATGAGTTCAGAAGATCAACTAATGCAATATGGTGATTCTGAAACCACACCAAGATGGTGCATAAAAAATGATCATAAAATGTATTATTACATAACTAATGCTAGACGAAAAGGTGTAGTTACATTTCAATACACCAAAACTACAGATGCACAAGGAACAGGACCTACTAAAGGTAATCTGATCTATCTTCCTGCTTTATATTCTGAGGAAGAGCGTGAGGTAGGTGTATGGACAGATGGTAAACCGCTGTATCAGAAAACTTTTAAGATAAATGTATCAAGCACATCTGGTACATATGCTCATAATTTAAATAATATAGATAATATTTTTATTAATAATTCTGCCACTTTTTTTGTAAATAGTAATGGATCTATAGAAAATTACTATTCAGGCGGATATGGTGGCAGTGGAGAATATATTAGTGGTTATAATAAAATAATACAAGCTGTTGACAATGCTGCGATTACAATAAAAGCACAACAAAACGTTATCACTAATTTAATTGCTGTAGTAACCCTTCAATACACAAAAACTACAGACCAACCCGGCTCTGGTACTTGGACACCGGAAGGTCAGTTGGCTCATCATTATTCTACATCTGAGAAGATTGTAGGTACGTGGATTGATGGTAGTACGGTGTACGAGAGAACCTTTAATGTAGGCACTATATCAGCCGGTAATGACATAAAAGTATCTGCGCAGTTAAACATCGCTAAGGTTATTAGGCTTTCTGGTAATGCTCATAGTTCTAATTATAATCAATGGGTTGAAATAAATTTTCCTCACCAAAATATATCAGCTTATATAGTAACAGCCCAATATTTAGTATCTTCTCAAGAAATAAATATTCATACAGGTACTGATTTTACGTTGGACGAATGCTATATTACACTTCAATACACCAAAACATCATAGAAAGGAGACCTAATATGAACTTATACACATCAATGCTAATACCAAATCTTGAAAAAGCGTTCACGGGCGAAGAAGTACGGTCTTCTCTCATAGATATTTTAACAGCCGTGAACGAAGAGCATCACAAAAAGATGTTTCAATTGCCACCTTATGGTCCGGGGGACGATGATCCCTCGGGTCATATTATAAATGAAGAAACGGAGGAAGAAAACAATGGCTAATATTGAATCAAAATTAACCACCATCAAATCTGCAGCTGGTGGAGAAGATGTAAGAGAGGCTATTATTGGCGCTCTTAGGGATATTAATAATGATGTTCCTGCTGACATGAGTAACCCTGTACACATTCAGGAGGATATGCCGCCGAACTCAGATTTGATAAAACCTCTCAACCCACCGCAATTAGTTAGTCAAATTTATATTAGGCAACCTGGTTCTGGTGGTAAATCGACAACTCTTAATGATATTACTATTACTGAAAACGGCGAGTACCCTACGGATGATGAAGGGTATGACCCGAATAAGGAAAACAGATATTATAGCAAAGTCACAGTAAAAGTTCCTCAGCTTGCTAATGCTGTTCTTGATCTGGAAGAGCCGATTACTCAGAACGGCACGTATTCGGCACCTGCCGATTGGGGTGTTGATGGTTTGAGAACTTTTACAGTTAATGTATCTGGTGCTAGTGGTGATGGCCCGTTCCAGGTTGAGTTTTATGATAAGCCAGCATCCGATCCAACTGCAGCTGTTATTCAAACTCAGATAGTTGGTAAAAATGCAAATGCTGAATTTAAACCTCCGTATCCTACTTCTGCTGCTGGTTCTTTTAGTGGATGGAGTCCGAATCCGGTTAATGTAACAAGAGATCTTAAATGCTATCCAATATTTAGTCAGATTATCATTGATCCGACTGATATTCACGATGATTGGGCAGTAATTTGTCAAAAAAGAGGAGCAGGATATCCGCTTGGTTCTCATAAACTTTTAGGATATGGAGCAACTTTTACGGCCGATGAAGTTAAGACTTGGTGTCCAGGATATGCTGGAGGAGATGTTGCTTTAACTATATCTATGAACATGTATAAAGTTGGTGAAGGGGAAGGTGTTAGTCATTCTTCTTGGATAGGATCTGGTGTATATTTAGGCGGTATTCCAGGTATCATGCCTGGCGGTAATAACAATAGCTGGTATATGCAATTTCAAAATGGTATAGGACTTCGACAATTTTTAAACACTGCTTTCTTTAACCACATGGATTCGATGTTTAAAAATAATATTGTACATGTAACAAAAACTAGTTTATATAGAGACCAGCCAATGCCAACAAGTGATCTTATATGGGTACCAAACACATCTGAAATAGGAACTTGGCAGACTAAACTAGACCCAAGCCAAACATATTACGATTTTGCTAACGGACTTAACTGGGAAACTAGTGACTATGTGAGAGCTTGTAATTTATTGGATGCTTCAAGTGTTAAATATGTAAGAGATAATTTGAATAATGATAGAAATTTCCCGACTTTGTTTGATACTAATGTCCAAGGTACTGCTACTCTTGATTTTTTAGGTTTAAGAGATCATAACGCTTATAATGGCAGAGATATGAAAGTTTATAGAGTAAATCAGAATGGTGTAATTATTGATTATGGAGTTACTGGAGAACCTTGGCAGTTTAATATTGGTTTCTGCTTATAACAATTTTTTGCTTTCCTTTCTTTCACCCTCTGGGCTCTTTGGCGTCTATTAGATGCTGGGGAGTCTGGAGGGGCTTTTCATGTTATATTTTTTTTTCATGTGTTATTATGAGAACATAAACTTTTTAAAGGGCTTAGGCCCAGAAAGGAGAAGAATATGAAAAAATTTACATGGTCCCCGGTAGAAGGGGAAAATATTGAGATGGAGGTTGAAAGCCTGGACAAGGCCCTAGAGAATATCTCCCTTATGGCGGAAGCTGAAGGGATCGGCAACGTAGTTGTTACAATGAAAAACCCGCAAGGGTATTGGAACGTATATGCTGGCGATTCAGATGGCATCCCCGGACAGGGAAGTTGTCCTTATGGGTACATCTGGGAGGCTTAATGCCTCCTTCTTTTTTTTTTCACTCCATAATGTGAGATATGGTTAGACAAGGAGACCGGAGGAACAATACACGGAAGACCGTGGGGGACAAGAGTATATTGGCTTGAAGTCGTTGCAAGACATGTGGTCGGATATATGGACTACCCTTGTAAGCATAGGAAGTACTGCTTACACGCTATATTTTTTTCATGGGTTATTATGAGAAAACATTATTAAATGTTATTCTTAATAGACAGTGCAAAACCTGTGAGCGCAAAGTTAGGTTGACTTGTTCCAATGGAAAGAGAAATTGGACCTTAGTATGCTAGGTGCGCATACCGCTAGGGGTGTGGGCGGAACACACCCTTTATATTTTTTCATGTTTTATTATGAGACGTCTTGGTTCCATGTTTCCAATTAACATGGTGACTTTGGGGGTTCAAAAGGAATCCCTTTTATATATTTTTTCTCTCCATATAGTAGGAGGTGATGATATGTTAAAAGGTTATACGAAAGAAGAATTTTTTAGGTTAATGAGAGCAAATGATATTTTGGTCAAAGATGTGGCTGAAGCATGTGGTAGGTCACGTCAAATGATACATTTATCATTTGATGCTTGTAGCAAATCTAATCAACTCTTCTATAGCCTAGTTTTGGACAGGTTAATTGAAGAAAAAAGGAAGAAAGGAGAAAAGGTTTATAAAATAGTTGAGGGTTAACGCCCTCTTCTTTTATATTTTTTCATATATTATTATGAGAAAGGAGGAAATAAATATGGAGTATAATTTAAGATTATTAATCCACGCATTACTTGGTATATTAATCATAGTTGGAGTATATATCTTTGTATCAAAGGGTTTCACCTTTGGAGCAACGATTATATTTACAACTGGATTGGCAGTGATGTTGGAATGGGTTAAAGAATGGATAAGAGAATACTTAGGAGCTTAACAGCTCCTTTCTCTTTTTATATTTTTCTCTCCTTATAATGACAATAACAACTTTTCAATAAAAGAAAGGAGAATATTTTATGGTAGCAGGAATATTTTTTATAGTTTGGAGTTTAATAATGTTCTTTGCAGGGGCGTGTTATGGATTAGTCAAAGGAATTGATGCACCCGAAGAAAAGGTAGCAGGAATAAAACAATCTATAAAACGATGCAAAGAGCTTACAAAAGAGCTCCGAGAAATTAAGGAAGAGCAGAAAATGCTAAAAGCTAAAATAAAAAAACAAAAGAAACTTTTAAAACAATTAAAAAGGGAGGGTTAACACCCTCTTCTTTTTTTTTAGTTATTGTATATTTTTCCTTCCTTATAATGACAATAACAACTTTTCAATAAAAGAAAGGAGAATATTATGTTAGAAAACAAGAAAGTAGCAGCGACAGGCATCCATTACTCGCGGTATATTGCGAGTTGGATTAACTGTGGAAACCAGTATGGGTTTGAGGATTGGCTCGAATCTATGCCAGAGATAACCGCGGACGAAAGGAGAGATATTCGCGAGATGTGGATGACTGGGAAGCTGGAACTCGAATGTAACATCAAAGAGTTCCTGAAGGGTTTTAAGCCCTTCGAAGAGGAGTAATTGTCAAATGGGCTTGGAATTTATATTTCAAGCCCTTAAAGTTTTCTGACCCTATAATGATAACAATAAACTTGCATCAAAGAAAGGAGAAAGCTTATGAAAATGCAAGAAACGTTACATAATTGGGGAGGTTTAACTTTAAACGTTATTACAGATGAGGAGATTAAGGATATTTGTCTAGCGATCAAATACAATGATCATGGAGATGATTTCCTTTATATCAGAACTTACTCTGGAGAAGAATACGAATATGGTTATTGGTTAAGCCGAAGAGATTGTTGGGCGGATTTTGATCCGGCAAAAAACAACGGAGAATCTGATGATATGTTTATCAGAAGACCAATGCTGTTTAAAAAACCAAATGATCCTTCGATAAGTAATGAAACAATATGGTATTTGAATAGAGTTTTTGGAGAGGAATTTAGCTATAAAGCTAGAGAAAAAACCAGCGTCGAAGAGATAAACGCTGTGTTATTAGGTATTCAGAATATTATTGATGAGTATCCTAACACTATATATGATATAGAATATTCCAAAGACAGACTTTTAAGAATCATAAAAAAGAATGGACTTAATACGAAGATAATAGATAAGGTAAAATGGAACAGCAGGATAGGTGGATTCGACGGTATTGCTGGCAAAAAAGAAGGATACAACATTCTTTACGGTGATACGGCTATATCTGTGTTATACAGAGGAAAGGATTTTGATATTAAGAAGTTGACTTATTCCATTGATCATGAAGATGAATGGGGTTGCTGTACTTATAAACTTAATACAAAACAATTTGCATAATGTTTAGGGGACGTAATGTCCCCTTTTATATTTTCATTCTCTAATATGAGAGCGCATGCTCATAAAAAGAAAGAGAGGTAAAAGAAATGGCAGAAGTAAAGAAGTACAGGGTGACGACTCATAAGATGGAAATTAGTAGGCCGCAAGCCTACTCCTTCGTCAAAACGTGGCTTAAAAAGAATAATATCCCGTTCAACGAGGAGTATGGGTATAGCGGACCTAAAATGCGATACGAGTTGACACTCTGCCAGGTAGCTGAGTTAATCAGCTTTCTTGAGGAGTACGAAGCTCTTGGGTTAACTGATTTGGAGATTAATTAACCAACGAGTAAAAGCTATGGCTTGTGATATTTCACAGGCTATGGTTTTTTTCCCGCCCTATTATAGGATAGTAAGTGCTATCCGTAATTTACGAAAGTGAGGTAGAAAGATGGAAGAACAGAAGAAGTTTGACCAGGAGAAGGACTGCAGAACTTGGCAGCAGAAGCTTAGCGATGCAGAAAAGAAAGCGGAAGAGAAGGTGAAGAAAGCGGCGAAGTGGGTTGTTGAGAACTCAGCTGTCGCAATTCCCGCTATCACTTTAGCAGCAGGTACGACGTATAAGATTGTACGGACGTTACATGCAGAAGCTAGAGAGCAGCGGGAGGAGCGAGCGAAGTTATTGACAACCTATGATAGGACGAATGACACCTATCTTCGCTTGCGTCGTCAGCTCACCACAAAAGAAAAGGTGGAGCTGGACGAGCGTATGCAGCAACTTGGTCAGACAAAGACACAAGCCTTGTATGAAATGGGCTTGCTCAAGTAAATTATATTTGAGGGGTTTGAAACTTAGTTTTCAGGCCCTTTAAATTTTCACACATTAATATGAGACAGTAAGTTGTGTCTCCAACAAAATTTCCATATAAAGGAGGAAAGAAAAATGGGATTTTTTAGTAAGGAGCTGAAAGAAAAGAGACAAGGCGGTGTTAAAAATACCGCGACGGTTATCGAAGATTTCTTTGATACGTCAGAGCGAGCAGCAACAAAGTTGCTTGGAGCAGGCTTAGATATTACCGGAGGTTTGAGAATCACCGAATGTGATGAGGATCAGATGCGATTGGTTAATATGGGCATTGACTACTGGAAGGCTTTAAATGAGCTTGCAAAGTCGTATGCAGAATTAGAAGATAGCCGTTATGAGAATCTTGAAAACAGAATTACGACAATTGAAAAACAGTTGGAAACACAGAGGTGTATGCTCCGGGATATTTCCGGAGACATCGTAAGTATGAAAACCATGCTTACACTGATGAATGACCAGATCAAAGACAAATCGATCGTGGTCAAGAAAGGAGATAAGAAAGCCGAGTAATCGGTGGGGGCTTCGGCCCCTTTAAAATTTCTTATATTTTTCAAGTCATATAATGAGGGTTAGATGGGTTAACTCTCAAAAAATTATATTCAGGAGGTAAAAGAAATGGGAAAAATCATGAATTGGCTTCATCAGAAGTTCAGATCAAATGATCGAGAGATCGGTTCGGAGGCGCAGCGAATTTATAATAAACTGCAAACACTCGAACCGGGCACAAGTGAATATGGTATGTGCTTATCTCAGTACCAAAATGCTTTGGAGGCTGAAAATGGACGTACGGACGTCCATACCAACAAAGTAAAAGTAGGTTTGGGAGTAGCCGTAGCAACACTTGTACCGGTTGTACAGTGTGTGTTGTTGAATTTCACTCAATCTCCGAAATTTGAGAAAGTCGAACAGCAGGCCATGAATTATGGCCAGAGGCTGATTGATGAGAAGCTCCAGCCAAGGCAGAAGCCTGGCAAGAAAAACTGAATATGGAAAGGTGGGATGTGTTTACACACGTCTCACTTTTTTCTCCTCTTATAATAGGGCGACATTGCCCGCAATTCTACCATATAAAGGAGGTATGAAAGATGAAAGAATTACTTAAGGCAACATGGGGATACACATGGCGTGTATTCATGACCGGCATCCTTGGATGGATGTTGGTAAGCTATTTAAAGGATCTAGAAGATCCTGACAGATGGTGGAACAACTAAATAGGAGGTAGAGAAATGAATGAAGAAAAACTTAAAAAGCTGAAAAAATGGGCAGCCTATGTGGGTATAGTTATGGCTGGCATAGTGATCGGAGGTGACTTCGGTCTAATAGCAGCTATAGCATTGATCTTTATGCTGCAATAGTAAACAAGAAGCTTGAGGTAGAGGATGTGTTCATTTCTCTACCTTCATTTATATTTTCACAGCGTATAATGAGAATAAAACCCAGCATAGTGAAACCTGGAGACTATGCACGCACTGCAGTGCGTATAAGTTTTTCACTCCTTAGTATGAAAGGAGGAAAAGCATATGGACGGTTTTATTGTGTTGACAGTAATAGTCTTCGCAGTAGGATTGTTGAATATGTGTGCGATCCTATACGAAGAAGGGACTGAGTGATCAGTCCCAAAACTTTTTAAACATTTAAAAGGAGGAACAAAAATGAAACTAACAAGTAAACTGTTTGAATTCGGGAAAGATATTTTCAAATTCTCGAAAGAAAACAAAACAACGTTACTCACAGGTTCTGTGATATTTGGCGTTGTACTGACATCTGTACTTACAGCTACAGCAACTGCTAAAGCAGTAAGGAAGATCGATGAGGAGGACCAAGCACGTAAGGATTATGCGGATAAGCGTGCGACTAATGAGCATAAAATGCTCGGTAAAAGTTATGAGGATGTGTATAATGATATTTACAGTCCTATAACCGTTTGGGATAAGATTAAGATCGGATGGCCGTATTATATTCCTCCGTTCTTATCAGGTTGCACGGTTATAGCAGGGTCTGTATACAACCACAAGATCAATCAGGATCTTCTTGCAAAGGAAGCTATGGCAACAGAAGCAGCTAAGGTTGCCCTTAAGCGGTATCAGGAAAAGGTTGTAGAGCAGATCGGTGAGAAGAAGGAGCGTAAGATCCAACATGAGGTTCATAAGGACGAGATCAGAGAAAAAGTTCTTCCTACAATGTCCGAAGAACAATTGAAAGCTTGTGATCCATCTACGGGAGGTATTCTGGTGTATGAACCTCATACAGGTCAGAAGTTTGTTACAACAATTGAAAAGGTTCGTAAGGCATTCCGTATAGCAAATACAGATCTGCGTGTTAATGAAACATACCCGCTACAGTTAGTTATATTTGATTGTGGTGGTTATGAATCTGATCTTACGTACAGAAAGGTTCTCAGAACTGCTGGTATGGATCATGATGCTGTAGAACAGGACTATCTGATCGATATGCATCTGGAAGAATACAATGGACATGAATGCGCAATTGGATATTTGAACTTTGATGTATGGGACGAGAGTGATATTTGAAGAGAAGGGATCCTGACCTGCGGGCCAGGGTTCCAAATTCCAAGGAGGTTGTGATGCAAGAGATAACTAATGAAATGATGATACAATGTATGCGTATGGCTGCAGAGCTTGTGGAGAAAATGGATAAAGATCTATTGGTTGCAGAGTTCAAGAATATGCCTTTAGAGACGCAAAAAGCCATTTGTACGCAATATATGGCGTATCAGTTATTTGATGAAATGTGTAATATTAAACCAAAAGAAGATGGTTGATATTTAGCACAGTTTTTTCACGCATTAATATGAAGATAAAGGTGACGTGTAAAAGCGTCGTTATATTCCAAAAAGGAGGAAGAAAGAAATGGCAGAAGCAAAGAAAAATGTAGCTGAAGAGGTAAAGGCGGAGGAGACTCAGCAGGAGCAGCAGGCTCCGGTAGTTGAGCCGGCACCGGAAGGTGCACCTCAGGTTAATCAGGAGTCACAGGCTCCGGTAAAAGAGCCCTGGTATAAGAGAGCAGGAAATGCGATCGTAGCAGGTGCCAAGAAGGTAGGCAATGGAGTGAGGAAAGCTGCCCCGTATGTAGCGGGTGTGACTTTAATCGCTGGCGCAGCCTATGCTAAAGGCGCACTTGATACGATGAAAGCAAATCTGAACGACCAGGAACCGGCACCGGAACAGATTCCTGAAAAGGAACCGGAGTGTAACGGAATAACTATAACTGAGATCCAGCCGGAAAATGAAAGCCAGGAAGTGCCTGAGGAAACTCAGGAAACAACTTCCGAGGAGTAAATCTTCAAAGACTAAGGTCAGTGGAAACACTGGCCAAAGTCTTTCGCAAACGTTAACCAGAGGCGTAATGCCTCATAAAAATTTTAAGGAGGAATGAACAATGAATTTTAACGAAATGAAGGAAGCAGCAAAGAAGAAGGTAAATGAGGCTAGAACATGGGTTAATAACAATAAAGATATTTGCGATGTTATTGCCCTTGGGTTTTTTGCAGGTGGATGCATGGTACTGGGTGGTCGCTTAGGTGCTAAAGCACAATATACCAAAGATGCAAAGATGTTCAATGAGTACAACTCGAAGATCAAGACCTATATGGATACTGTAAATGAGAACTATCTCGATATGTCCCGGGATATTTGCATGCAGGGAGTTGTTAGCAATGGTAATCCGGCGATCATGGTCAGCGGATTTAACGCGGTCAACGAGATCAAGTCTCATACCATGGAGACAACCACAGACATCGCTATGGATCTGGTTGACGATATTGTTAAGGCATGCAATGCATATAAGAATGTGGGGTGATATTTATGAAGGATAGTACTTGGTTCGGCCTTTTTATGGGCGCGGTAACAGTATATGGTATTTGCGCATATGAACTCGGAAAGTATAACGAAGGAAAATATCGCGAAAATACTATAAACTGGAAAATCGGAACAGAGGAGCCTGACGATTCTGATGGAGTTATGATCGTGATCGAAGAGACTGCAAGAGATTCTAAGGTTTTACGGACGAAATACCGTCTGGACAACGAAACTGCGATCCATTTTGCGAATCGTGTAATAGAGATGGCGAACATTTCACCTGATATTGTAGGAGGTGATGAAGATGAAGAAAAAGAAGTCGAAGCGTGAGGTTCTTGAGGGGATCATCATAACGTGTATCGGCCTTGCAATTGCAGGAGTCGGTATTGAAATGATATTTCCTAAAAAGAAATACGCTACCGGTGAAATCCAGATGAAGGACATCACACCGGTTAATGATGCTAAAGAGGCTGAGTAAAATCAGCCTCTAAGGCTTTTTATATTTGAAATGGAGGAAATAAAGTGGGATGGCTAAGACGAAAACAGAAGCAGGTAGCGCAACAATTTGTAGACGATGCAACGGAGACAATAGCAGAATCCGTGAACAGCTCTATGCAAGATTATGTGGAATTATTACTAGCGATACTTCCTATTGCGCTTCCGATTGTAAGTCATGTTATTTCTGCAGGAAAGGCGAATGCGCCCGTGGAGTCAAACGTTAGTACGCCAAGTACTATCAATATTTATATTTCAAAATAAGGAGGAACTGAAATGGAAGTTATTGAGGAACGAATAGCAACAAAAGACACTCCAGTTGTGAAGAAGATCATTAAAGCTGCGAGATGGACTTCTGGTATAGGAGCCAGTGCAGTTATTGGAGCAATATTGAAGAACCAAACAAAGAATGTTAATCTGAATCCGATTGAGAATCTTTGTGCTGGTATAGGCATCTGGGCGATAGCTCATTGGGTTGCTAATGAGTCCATGGATGCAGCTGCGAATGAAATAGAGTCTTTGGCGGATAACGCTGATAAGGCTACAAGAATAATAAACAAAATAAATCAAATGTCTAATACACAGACAGAGGTAAAGGAGGAAAATGAGAATGGCGGAGCGGACAATAGTGTTAACTGATCTTACTGAAGATCAGGCTGCTGCGATTGACGAGAAAGCATCAAAGTATGCGGAAAAGATTGAAGAGTATGATATTCGCAATAATCCGTATGCGGAAGGTCAGAAGCAGGTTCCATCTACCACAGAGCACAAACAGAAGGTTCAGCAGGTTGTAAGTAAGCCTGCGACGAGGAAGCAGGAGACCACTGCAGACAAAATCAAGAAGGCATTCTTCGGAGAAGAGGTAACTAATGTAAAGGATTACATGATATTTGACATTGCAATCCCTGCGTTACGTGCTACAATCTCCGATATGCTTTGCGGCGGTATTCAGGCAGTATTTGGAGGATCGTCATTTAAAAAGAAGAAAAGTGGAGGTGTTGATTATGCTTCGATTAATCGTAACCGCATTTCTAGCAATAGAGATCGCGAAGATAGGAGTTATTCTTCTAGGAGTACTCCTGTTGATGATATTCTTATTGAAACAAGGGCTGAAGCTGAAGAGGTATTATCGCAGTTGGCAGACCTGGCTTATGACTACGGACAAGCTTCTTACGCCGATCTTTACGATCTTGTCGGAATAAGTGCAAACTTTACCGACGAGAAATACGGATGGTATAAGGGTGACCTCAGAACAGCAACTGTTCGTAGAGTAAGAGATGGATATTTACTGGTATTGCCTAGGGCAACTAGACTTGACTAGGAGGTATGAGTATGGGGTTCGATGAATGGTTGTTGCAAATAAAAGGTATTACCTGGGAAAGATATTTGGGTTTACCTGATGAGGAGCAGGATAGATTATTGGAAGAATATGAAAGCCATATGGATGATTGATTTTTTCACCGTGTATAATAGGAAAGGAGGAAAAGCATATGGCTGAAGTAAAGATCAAGCAGGCTAAAGACTTCACACGCGAATTTCGCTTTGTTAAGGAAGACCGAGTAATAACAATCATTGGTCAGCTTAGCAACGCTGAGATGTGTGTGTTAGTCAAAGCCATGTTAAATGATGGATGGTCATTCAATTTTGATGACCTTTCCAAATGAACATGAATATAGGAGATCAGAGAAATCTGGTCTCCTTAAAATTTTAAAAGGAGGAATTTAAAATGAGTGTAATGCGTAGTTTGAGAAGAGGAGTTGCCCATCATCGAATGGAGTTGGCTGGATATTCCAGAGTCAACGACAACCCGAAGAGTGTGCGTCAGGACGCGTTCGGACGTAAGTACGAGGTCAGAGATGGAAGCTTCTTCTCTCATCACTGGTATGACTTTCTTCTGAAGACGAAACAGCCTGGAGAGTTTGGTAACAAGAAGAATAAGCGCAATGGCCATAAGGCTGCATGATATTTAAAAGGAGGAAATTAAAATGAGTGTAATTATGATGTACGAGTGCCCGAAGTGTGGGAAGCGTTATGAGAGCGCTGATGTTTACAAGGAAGTTGTGGTTGAGAAGAAAGAGGATGGAACTGAAGAGGTTCACGAGTATCCTTTGAACTATGCTATGATCGCATACTTCAACCCGAAGACGAAGCAGATGGAGCACAAGGCTTATGGTAAGGATCTGTGCCAGGATTGCATGCGCAATATCGCATCGGCTATTCTTATGGGAGAAAATGCAAAGATCAGGCTGCATGCTGTAAAGCCTAAGGAAAGACCGTCAAAGAGAAAGGAAGACAGAAGAAACCCGATGACCAGTTTGGAAAAGGAGCAGCAGGAATTTGCTGAGAACCAGAATGACGGCGAATGATATTTTGGGACAGTTGAAGATCGCTGTTCCCAACGTCAATGTTGAGAAGGTTAAGACTATGAGGGACTGTGACAGGTCCCTTTTAGTTACAACCACCAACGGAAAAGAAATGATCTTCACCTATCTCGCGCCAGGTGTGTGGGATATTTGTAGCGTAAAATATTACAAAAAGAAAGGAGAAAAGAAATGAATAAACCGGCATTTCTTGTAAAGGCAGGCGCTTTCTTAGTAGAAAAGAAGCCTGATATTTGTGTAGGTAGTGGTATCGTATTGATGGCAGCAGCGGGGATCTTCGCTTGTGTACAGACGGCAAGGAAACTTGGTAAGATCTGTGACGATCATGAGATCGCAGTTGAAGACGCCAAGAATATTGAAGATGAGGTTGAGCAGAAGAAGGCAATCGGCAAGGCTCATCGTCATATGATATTTGACATTGCAGGCACTTATGCAATTCCTCTTGCTATGGGTATCGGTGGCGGTTTCGCAATCGCTTACGGATTCAAGCAGAGAACTGATCAGTATATCGCAGCAGAGGCAATCGCTGTAGCAACAAAGAAAGCATATGATGCTTATCGTCAGCGCAACATCGAACGCAATGGTGAAGATTCTGATTACTATTGCAGATACGGAACTGAAAGAGAAGAGATCGAAGTTACAGATGAGAAGACCGGAGCTAAGGTCAAAGCCACCAAAGCATCCGAAGATCAGTTGAGAGTTGCTTCTCCGTGGGCATTTATCATTGACGAAGATTGTCTGCTGTACAAGCAGTGCGGTGGATCACCGATTCACATCAGATCTGAACTGGAGAGTTTCCAGTCGATGTACAACTCGATGTACTACAATGGAACCCCGATCTACTACAATGATGTAGTAAGATGGATTTGTGGTAATGGAACAGAAGCTGCCAAGCGTAATCTGAAAGATGAAGGTCAGACCTGGGGTGTTTATATCAATGATCCGGAAGCACAGAGCGATAATGGATTCAATCTCAATATCTCGACATTCTTCGGTAAGGTTGGAGATGATGATCCGTATGATCAGGACAAGCTTTACATCATGGTAGACTTCGTTCCGGCAGGTCCTATTCATCTGGGATCTAAGAAGCGTGTTGGTGGTAAGTATATTTCTCAATTCTAAGGAGGGCTAAGCAATGAGTAACGCATTGAAGAATGCGATCAAGAAGTTGATCGAGGTTATGATCAAAGAGGGAGTAGAGATGGTAAACATCCACAGGGGCTGGCATAATGCCGGCTCCACCCCTGAAGATTATGCAGTTAATGTATCGTTCTTCACACCGGCTAAGCATGGTGACGAAGAAGACAATAAAATTGATTTTTAAGGAGGCTGTCATGGTAGAGAAGTTATATGGTATTGTGAAGTGGTTTAACGATCACAAAGGATATGGATTTATCCAGGGTGATGATGGAAATTCATATTTTGTGCATTACACAGGTATTATTGTGCCGGACGGACAGAGAAAGAGACTCGACGCTGATGCTAGAGTATCATTCACTCTTGGAGAGAATCATAAGGGCACGATCGCAGAAAATGTTATGCCGGAATAAAGGAGGGCTAAGCAATGAGTAACAAGTTAAAAATAGTGCTTGCATTCGTAGCTGGTGCTGTAAGTGGATCTCTTGGTACATTCTATATTGTACGTGAGGTATTTCGGCAGCAGGCTGAAGAAGAGATCAAGGCGGTTCGTGATATTTATATGAAGCGAGACGCAGACGAGATGAAAGATGCTCGTGAAAAGGAAGGCATTGTCGAACAGACAGAAGAAGAGCTTGCCGAGTATTATCTGGATCGGTTGAAAGAACTCGGTGTTGGCGTTATGACCGAAGAGGAGTATCAGGAGCGTGAACTGGTCAATCCTGTAGATGATCTTGAGGATGAAGGTCCTACTGAATATGCTGACGAGCCTGAGGAGATCGACAAATCTGAGTTCTACAACGGATGGGATCAATATGAGTCCGTATCTCTGACTTTATATTCTAAAGACGGAGTAATTCTGGATGAAGTTGAAGATATTGTAGACAATATCGATCAGTACATCGGTCACTATGACATCAAGCAAGCTATACCTGGTGAAAGTTTGTATTTTGTAAACCATGCGATGATGCTTAAGATTGAGGTAGAGGTTGTTAATCAGTCTTACAAGCGTGATGTGCTTGGCGAAATCGATGAAAATGTAGATTGGGGAGATAAGAAACCCGAATAAGTTGATGTACGGACGCCTGGGAGCCACCTTCTCAGGCGTTCTTTTATATTTAAAAGGAGGACATGAAGATGATTTATTTTTACAATTTTAACTTTGACGAAGACAAAATGTATGGTATGCCCATAGCTAAAATGTCTGAAGCTAGCAGCAATCATAAAAGATGGATAAATATTGCAAAAGAACACGATACTATTCCTAGAACAACAAACCCTTATGTTGAAGGGCATGTTACTTATAAGGTGCACGAGTTTCCTGAGACCGTGTACAAACGTTGCTTCTGGATGGAAGAGCGCGATGACAAAAAGGCAGAGGAAATAAGAAGAAGATATTTGGAAGCTAGGGCTAAAAAGAAAGAAGCGGAGAAATGTCCTTACTGTGATGCAGAAGAGAACAAAGATATTTTCTTTAAGTTTCTTCCAGCTATGTTCGGAATAGAGAAGGAAAACCATGACTATAACCAGGATGTAACAGTATTCATCACGGATAAAGCAGAGCTTGAACTATGTGTGATGATGGGCGATGATTATCTGCTTAAGGAAAAGAAGAAGATCAAATACTGTCCTTTCTGTGGAAGGAGGTTACGCAATGACTAAAGAAGAACAGAAGATTCACGAGCTTAAGTTTGAACTACGACAGCAGCGTCAAAGGATTGATATTTTGGAAGAGCATATTATACATATGGATAAAGCTATTACCAATATTCTTAAAACACAGCTTAATGAAGTTATGTTGGTGAATGATATAGCAGAAGATGTAGTAAAGCTTATGAAGGAGGCTAAAAATGATATTTGAAATTCTGGCAGTTGCTAACTTGCTTGGTAACTTGCCCGTGACACCGTGGGGAGATGACTTGCAGAAGGTTAGATGTACGTGCTACCTCCCTACCGGTAATAAAACAGCTGACGGCACGGTCCCCTATGAGGGGATCTGTGCTAGCAACCGTGAACATTTAGGCGACGTTGCAGTGTTATATTCTACAGAAGGAGAATTTATTGGCTTCTTCGAATGCAGGGATGTTGGCGGGCACCGTAAACTACGTAATGGAACTGCTATAGATATTTTCCGTGAGGACATAAACAGAGCATGGGAGTGGGTTGAAGAGCATGGAGATTATGTGTATGTTTACTGGATCGAAGGAGGTGTAGGATGACAAGAGAACAGAAAGATATAATCATGAAAGCATTGGCAGAAGATAGAAATGCTTATGCAAAGGATTGTAATAGACGAATTGCAGAAGAAAATGGTAAGATTATAGGTGCTGACTATATGCTACAAAGATTTTGTGATATTCTTAGAACAGATGTTGAGTCGCAAAAGAATGAGGAGGAAGAATAATGGAGTACAAAGAGTTATACAATCTAATGTCTCCTGATAAAACTCATTGCTTTATGCAGGTGCTGTGTGTAATGGATTTTCCAGAAAAAGATCGTGCATTTGTTATTGATGTTGACCATGAAAATACGTTTTACATTGATAATTGCACAGATAAAATCAGAACTGGTCTATTGGTTAAAGTTAATAGAGATGCTCTATTAAAAATTGGTACAGCAGCTTTGAAAAGAGAATTGAAAGCGGAAAAGATTAGGAGGTGCGAGGATGAATGACCGATGAGGAAATTCTTCAGAAAAAGTTAGACAGGCTTAACCAAAATAGCCATTATGGTTTGGGGAACCTTGAAGATTATGATTCTTATAACGAATATTGTAGAGAGGAGGAAATTAAAAGGCTAAGAGAAGCCATAGAATGGACTTATAAGTTTGAAGTATCTGAACCAACTAACGGACGGCCGTCACATATCTGTAGATATTATCTCTGCAAAAGATTAAATGAGATTGAGAAACCGAAGAAATAAGGAGGACGCTAATAATGCATGAAGATTGTAAATATTGTGTCAAAAGAAACATTTGTACAAGAGATGTACCTAAGCCATGTAGATACAGATATACTGAAGATGAGCGTAAAGCAGATCAGGCATCAGATCAATGTGGCGTTATTCTTAGTGCCATGTATTTACCAAAAACATATCAAAAGGAGGAAGACAAAATGAATGCTACCAGCACAGAAACATTTCATGATATTATTGCAATTGATTTTGAGTTACAGGCATTCCCTAGCACAGGTGAACAGGATAAATTTATCGTCACAGCAAGAAATAGAGATGATATTTTTGCGTTTGAGTTCAATGGTCCATGTCTTGTAGAAGCTTGTAGAAAAGCTGGTCTTTTAACAGGATGGGAGAAGGATCAGAAGATTAGGAAGCTTGAGGAGATAAATAAAAATCTCAAAAAACATGTTCAACTTCAAATTGACAATAGCAATGATATTTTAAAAAGCAACGACAAACTCAGAGAAATGAATGAAGAGCTTAAGGAAGAGAATGAGAAACTAAAACAGTTAAAGACTCCAACAATCGAGAATTTTGCAGATGAGGAACCTTCTAGCCGTCGTGATATTTTGAGATGTGCTGAGAAATGTGTCTGTGGGCATCGTGAACAGGACTATGGCACACCGGAGAGCAACTTCCAATTAATAGCTGATCTGTGGAATAATTATCTTGGTATTACGGATTATGTATTGGATATGGAACAGCGTTTTATAGATCTTAATGAGAAAGGAATAAAAGTTGATGTTGATTTTCCTAAGCCTAAGACGATCTTTCCGGAAGATGTAGCTATGATGATGGCTCTTCTTAAGATCGCAAGAATTAGAAATGGAGGTGGGTCTGGCGATTCATTCGTAGATCTGGCTGGATATGCTGCATGCGGGGGTGAAATATGGGCAGGACAAAAGCATCAGAAGGACCTGAATTAGATCTTAAATCTAAGACGGTCTATAAGTATGGCTTTGAGCGACTATGTAGTGCTGTGGTCGCTCAGGCCGCTAAAGATAAGGCATGGTGGTTCTTTGAATCGCCTGCTATAAGAGTATATTTGTCTGATAGGATTGATCCTTTAGCACTTGAAAGACAGATAAAAGATAACTACGAAAAATTTGGGAGATGGTCTGCGGTTGACACCAAAGCAGTTCCCTGGTCAGGAAGATTGGAAGGAGAAGAGGAATTATGAGCAAATTTGTTGATCAAGAGATTGACCCGGAGCATGTTTGGATAAATATTTCTAAAGGTAAGTTAGTACGCGGTGTTGTTTTATCAAGCATAGACACTGGACGTTATAATTTAGTTACCGGTGTTTATAAACTTGAAAAAGAGGCAGTTAGCGCTGTGCAAGAAATGGTAAGACTTGCCAAAGAAGGTGAAAACATAAGGTTTTATATTCTTGAAGAGGTAAAGGAGGATGATAATGATGTTACCGGGTGAACGTTTAGTAGCTTTAGTGTTTCTTTTAATCATAAGTTTCCTAGTTGACGCTATTATATTTTATGTCATCGGATACAAATCAGGACGTAAGGATGAAGGTGAGGAATGGGCTGAGAAAAAGGAGTACTATGAATGGCTGCTTGAGATGAAGAAAAGGCAGGATTTTGAGGAAGTTAAGATCGTGCCTAAAAAGGAAAAGCCTAAAAAGGAAAAGCTGCACTGTGATATTTGCGGCAAAATAATTAAGAAAGGCACACTTTGTTACGACTGTCAGAAAGAGGGGTGGTGAATAAAATGGCAGACATAGATAAATATTTAATTGAACCAGAATTGAATCTGAAAAACATCATTACCGAATCAAGGGATGTTGCACAAGCATTAAACGATTTCGCAGACAATCTTGAACATATTGAAAAGAAGTATGCAAAGCCACTAAAGATTGGAAAATGGATTGAATCCAAAGGGTACGATACGTATCCATTCTATGTGTGTTCTGAATGTGGCAGATATATTAAACTAATGCAAGGCGAAACATTATCGGATTATCCATATTGCCTTTGTGGAGCAAAAATGAGTGAGGAGGAAAAAGAATGAATCCTATTGCTTGCATAATTGCATTAATTAGTGTAATTGCGTTAACAGCATATATTACAGTACTCATATGTAATCACGAATATAATTCATTATGGCAAGTTATTGCATACACTTCCAGTGAAGTGGTAGTACCAAAAGAAATTTATATTTGTAAACGCTGTAGTGAAAAGCAGGATATTAATTATCGTTATTGTCCTAATTGTGGTGCGAGGATGAATAATGGAATAAACTATAATTATCACTCAGGAAAAATAGATTTATTATCTTAATAGGAGGATTAATAAATGGGTGTTAGATTAAGCGTAACCTGGAATAACGGATCCGAAAGCTTTGAATGTCCTCATAAATACTATGGATACGAAAAGCTTGACTGTTCAGAGTCATATAAGTATCTTCATGATATTTTGAAGGTATCTGAAAAAGATGAATTTGATGAGTTACAGGGTTTATATGATTACTATGGTGTATACGCCGGACCATATACTCTGTCCGAAAAGGAATTTAAACAGTTTGTTGAGCTCTATTGTAAGGATTTATCTGAGGTATATCCTGGAAAAGAGGTTGGAGGCGTTGAGATGTTAAAAGATATTTCAACAGAACCTGGAGACAAATGGATTGAATGGGGATAAGGAGGAATAAGAATGCCTAATTATGAAGTTAATGTATATTTTATGGTATATTGCTATGACGGCTATAACAAATACGGTTATGGTGCTTATGAAACTCTGCTCGAAGCAAGAAAGGAATTGTGTAAGGAGAAGAGGAGATACCGTAAAGAAGAATGGTATCCTTTGCATGAACTCGACTTTTATATTACAAAAGTAATTAATTATGAGGAGGTAGTTGAATGAGTGAATAAAGTTATTTTCACAATGTATAACGTTTGTACAAATAATTTTGAAGATTGGGATCAGGATAATGAACCACCTCCATGTAGAGATAAAGATTGTTCTACATGCCCATATCATGAAACAACGATTATTCCAAAAATAGTTAAGGAGGAAGAATAATGGATATTAATAAAATTCATGATGCAATGAAAGTTCTGAAAGAATACTGCAATAGATACAAAGAATGTAAGGATTGTGTCTTTTATGGTATTGAAAATACTGAAGGTTCTCAATGTTATTTGGAAGCAGCACCTCATCATTGGGACGAGGATAAAATTGTCGAAAATAACTGTACAACAGCGCACTATGATGATACTGATAAATGGTTTACAGATGTTATAAGATGTGATGATTGTGGTGAGGTGTTCATGTTGAGCGGATTGACGGATGAGAATTATGTAATTGGAAAGTTCTGTCCTCACTGCGGTAAGAAGATTGTTAATTATAAGAAGGAGGATAAAGAATGAGAGAATCTGTACATTTTGTTTTTGTATCCCTGCCGATGAATGGCAGATCTGATAAGGCAATTGGTCAGAGACTTTGTAGCATAAACGGGGCTGTTAAGAAAGCCTGTGTCGAGAAGTTTGGATGGGAGTGGGATGATATTCATACCATTGATAATTTCTGGGACCATGATGAACCGGATCATACTGGTATTGAAGTACAGAACAATAGGGTATTCTATCTTGGCAGTGCTTTGAAGAAGATGTCTATGGCTGATGTTGTATATTTTGATGAGGGCTGGGAGTGTTCAACAGGATGTCAAATAGAATTCTTTACAGCTATTAATTATGAGATACCTGTGCTGTTCTACCATACTGAATATGGAGGTACAAAGGATGAGGAAAAAGAAGGTTGATTACTTCGAATTCCTCTACACATTTGGCTTTGTTGATGATGACCATAGGGCATTGGCTGGATATTTACACTCAATGCCCTTTGAGTGGTCTCTTGAGCGTGACGAGAATCGTATGTACGACGGATTAGCCATGCGTAGAGAATACGAAGAATACTTAAATAATGAAGAGGGTGATATTCCTGACGATAGTGAACCTTGCAGTATGTTAGAATTCTTTGTTGGTTTTAGTCACAGATTAGTACGTGACATGTTTGGAAACGAGGATTTTGATCGTACAGAATTACTTGGAATAATGCTAAGTAATATTGATATTTGGTGTTATACAGATGACAATTTTGATGACGAAGCTAAAGAAGACATTAATGAATGTCTTGATATTTTTGTGCATAGAGAGTACAATGCTCATGGAGAAGGTGGATTATTTCCAATAGATGAACCTGATGACGATCTTAGAGATGTTGATATGTGGGTTCAGGCTAGTTGGTGGTACAATGAAAATTTCACGTGATATAATGAGAAGATGGCAACATGGATCACATCTGGGTAGGCAGATACCAGAAGGTGTTACGTAGGCGCTAATCAAAGTAGGGGGTTAGGCTGTTGATAAAGTTGCGAAACTGCCAAACGGTGAGGAACCTACACCAATTATATTTTTTTCCTTCTATATAATGAAGGAGGTATAAGAGATGGACGTAGTAAGTTTACTGATATTTATTGTACTCGTTGCTGTGGCGTATCGCAACGAGACAAAGGATTGATGAGGCTCTTATGTCTCATCTCTTTTTGAATTTCTTTATATTTTCTTCTTATATAATAGGAAAGGAGATAATGATCATGGATAAAGATAATTTTATAATTGAGCATTGTTTGGATCCTCTAAAAGAAATGTCTATAAAAGACTTATTCGAAGGACATAATAGATATTTGAGAGAATCTGAACAGCTTGAGAAGGATCGGGAAAACCTGATCAAGCAATTTGAAGCGTATAAGAAAAGATTAAAGGGAGAGTAACATCTCCCATCTTTTTCAGTCCTTATAATGAGAGGACGGAAAGGAGTATATATGAAGAAAATTAATTTATATTTGAATATTATTACATGCAGTTTAGTGGTTTGTATTGGATTATTTTTAATAGCAGTTAGTTTCTTCGCAGGCGGAATGCTTGGGGGATTATTTGTAACTACTATCGGATTCATTCCAATTGTTACGTTTTCAATGGATATTTACGATAATGTAAAGAAATTTGAATCTGAAACTTGAGGATGTTTTATATGTCCTCTCTTTATATTTTTTAGGACTTGTAAGGGTTGTAAAGACTTGTACGGACGAAAGGAGGATTGTATGAAAGACAAATACATGTTGCTGTACGAAGAAAATAGAGAGTTTCATGATTACATTGAGCGTTTGAGACGACCTGGTAAGAAAGATGCTGGTGTTAAGCTTGAAGAAATTCTTGCTAGAAAGACCGTGAAAGACGTGGGTGACTATTTTGAGAAAAAACCGGCTAGTGAGGCTTCCCCGATTTCCACGGTCTCCCCGAATGATTTTTGTAGTTGTGAAGACAAAAGTTGCTAAAATCTCCCGGTCTCCCGATGAAAAAAGGGGTTTTCTATATTTATATATATATTAACTTTTTAAAATATCTTATATAAATAAACATAGGGAGATACGGGGTGAATTAAATTAGCACTTTTTCAAATTAAAAAAGGAGGTAAAGTATGTGGATTTCTTTGAACCAATTGTAACAGAGATGCAAGGACGAAAAATTAGAATAGAAGCAAACTATCTAATATGTCGTTATACTGATATTATGATTAAAGGTGGTGACTTCTATGCTATCTGGGATGAGTCCAGAGGTCTATGGTCTACAGATATTAATGATGCTGTAGATATTATAGATAATGTTTTATTTGATTATGCTAAAAAGATCAGAAATGATCCAAGATATAATGGATATTTAGTTACTGTTAAAAGTCTTCGTAATTCTACCTCAAAAGGTATGCTTGATTTTAAACAATGGTATCAGAAGTTAGCACCAGACAGATTTGAATGGTTAAATGGTAAAATTATATTTGATAACGACGAAACTAAAAAGTCAGATTATGCAACATTTAAGTTGCCATATAATATGGCTGAGGGAGATACATCTGCCTGGGATGAGCTTACAGACAAATTATATTCTCCTGAAGAGAAGCGTAAGATTGAGTATGGTATAGGATCAGTCATAAGTGGTGCTTCTAAAACATTACAGAAGTTCTTTATATTTGTTGGCGATGCTGGTACAGGTAAATCTACAATTCTTGGAATAATAGATAATATGTTTAAAGGCTATACAGCAACAATTGATGTAGAGTCAATTGGTATGGGTAAAGATTTTGCTCTTGAGACATTAAGTAACAATCCGCTTATTGCAATAGAGGATGATGTCGAGCTTGACAGAATTGAGCAGAATAGTAGATTAAATAGTATTATATCTCATGAGAACATAACAGTTAATGAGAAGCACAAGAAGCAATATCAGGCAAAATTTAGATCAATGATATTTGTTGGTGCAAACAGAGAGGTACGTATCACAGATGCTAGAAGTGGTTTGTTGAGACGTATTATCGATATAGAACCTACAGGTAATAAATTTGAGCGAAGAGAGTATGATGAACTTATGGCTAGGATTCCATTTGAATATGGAGCAATAGCTTATAAGTGTTTAAAAGTTTTTGAAGAAGATCCTGGATATTATAATAAATATTATCCAGTTAAGATGATCAGAGCCACTAACAATTTATATAATTATGTTGAAGAATGTTATAAAGATATTCTTGATGAATGGAATGGTACAACATTGAGTGTTGCTTGGGATAGTTATAAAAGGTACTGTGAGATATCTGATATGAAGTATCCTTTAGACAGACTTAAATTCAAGTTATATTTAAAAGATTATTTTGATCAGTTTAATACGGACACTGACAGAAATGGTAAACGTCTGTACAATTACTATTCAGGTTTTAGATTTAATAAGTTAGGTATAAATATTGATAAGAAAAATGGAGAATATGTTCAAACATGGTTGAAGTTTGATAAAGTTAATGGTAAATCAGAGTTTGATATTTTATGTGAGGATTGTCCTGCACAATATGCTAATGATTATGGTGTTCCTTATGTAGCTTGGAGTGATAATACTAGGATTTTGAAAACGTTAGATCCGTTTATGTTGCATTATGTTAAAGTTCCAGAGAATCACATAGTAATAGATTTTGATATTAAGGATCCTGAAACAGGAGAGAAGTCGTTGAATCTTAACATGGAGGCAGCCAATAAGTTTCCGCCTACCTATGCTGAACTTAGTAAGAGTGGTAAAGGTATCCATCTGCATTATATTTATGACGGCGATCCTACAATGCTTAAACCACTGTATGACGAGAATATTGAGATTAAGGTGTTTACCGGTAATTCTTCACTAAGAAGAAAACTTACCCAATGTGTCAATCTGCCAATAGCCACCATTAATAGCGGGTTGCCATTAAAAGAGAAAGGAGACGTTAAAATGGTAAGTGACTTTGTAGTAAGTAACGAAAAGGCTCTTAGAACAATGATTACTAAGAACCTTAACAAAGAATACCATCCCGGAACAAAGCCATCTATAGATTATATTTATAAATTGCTCGAGGATGCGTATAAAGAAGGTGTTAAGTATGACGTCAGTGATATGAGGCCAAAGGTTTTAGCCTTTGCTAATAACTCTAGTAATCACTCAGAGTATTGTGTTGGTCTTGTATCAAAGATGCATTTCTATCAGGATATTGATCAGATAATAGATCAGAACTCTGGTCCTGAGTATGCTGAAGAAGATCCTATAGTATTCTATGATGTAGAAGTCTTTCCAAATTTGTTTGTACTTTGCTGGAAGTATTACAAAGAGAAAGATATTTTCGCGGTTATAAATCCTGACCCGAAATACATCACAGATTTTGTAAAGAAGAAGCTCGTTGGTTTTAACAATCGTCGATATGATAATCATATTCTGTATGGGCGAATGCTTGGATATTCTGAAGAGCAGTTGTATAAGCTCAGTCAGAAGATCATCAACAATGAACCTAATGCCACCTTTTTAAATGCATACAATTTGAGTTATGCTGATATTTATGATTTCTCGTCAGCAGTGCATAAACAGAGCCTTAAAAAGTGGGAGATAGAATTGGGCATTCATCATTTAGAGCTTGGATTGCCGTGGGATCAACCTGTTCCTGAAGAATTGTGGGAAAAGGTAGCTGACTATTGCAAGAATGATGTTGCTAGTACAGAAGCTACTTGGGATCATCTTAAGAGTGATTTTGTTGCTAGGGAAATTCTTGCAGACTTAAGTGGAATGACTGTAAACAACAGTACGAATCAGCATTCCACCAAAATTATATTTGGTGACAATAAGCATCCTCAGAGTGAATTCTGCTACAGGGATCTTAGTAAGCCGGTTAAAGAACTTGATCCAGAAGTTAGCGAATTCCTTTGGAATAAGTTTCCGGATATGATGAAATGGTGGAGCGAGAATACTGATAGCTTGTTACCGTATTTTCCTGGATATTCTTTTGAGAATGGCAAGTCAGTATATAAGGGAGTTGAAGTTGGCGAAGGCGGTTATGTATATGCAGAACCTGGAATGTATGGCGATATTGGTTTGTTGGATGTAGCATCTATGCATCCGCATAGTGCACTGGCAGAATGTATATTTGGGCCTAGATTCACTAAGAGATTCTTGGAACTCGTCGAAGGTCGTATCTGTATTAAACGTAAAGATTGGGATGAACTCAATGATATTTTGGATGGAAAGCTTACAAAGTATATTTCAATGATTGATTCTGGAGAGATCACTTCTAAAGATCTTAGTAATGCTTTGAAGACAGTCATCAATTCTGTATATGGATTGACATCGGCTTCGTTTGAGAATCCATTTAGAGATGTCCGTAATAAAGATAATATCATTGCAAAGCGTGGAGCTTTGTTTATGGTTGACCTTGCAGAAGAAGTTAGAAAACATGGTTGGACAGTTGCTCATATTAAGACAGATTCTATTAAGATTCCTAACATCACTCAGGAAATTGTTGACTTTGTTATGGATTTTGGTAAGCGATATGGTTATGAGTTTGAATGGGAAGCGACATATGATAAGATGTGTCTTGTAAATGATGCAGTTTATATTGCTAGATATAAGAATAAAGATGGATCCATTGGTGATTGGACAGCAACTGGAAAAGAGTTTGCAGAACCATTTATATTTAAGACATTGTTCAGTAAGGAAGAATTGACATTGTCAGATTATGCTCAGGTAAAATCTGTTAAGAGTGCTTTATATTTGGATATGAATGAGAATATGGGATCTGATGAACATAACTATAAGTTTGTCGGAAAGGTTGGTGCATTTGTTCCTATCAAACCTGGAAAAGGTGGTGGAATTCTTTTAAGAGATCAGAATGGTAAGATGTATAGTGCAGAAGGTTCCAAAGGTTATAGATGGCTTGAACTGGAAGTTGTTAAGAATCTTGGAATGGAAGATGATATTGATATTTCTTATTATGTTGACATGGCCGATAAAGCTGTAGCTCATATTGAAGAGTTCGGTGATTTCTCATGGTTGGTAGATCCTCGTCCTTACGAGGGTCCGCCATGGTCATGTAATGTTTACCCGGAAGGTACCGATGAAGAAGTTCCTTTCGGTGAAGTAGCGTAGCCATTAAAATTAAAAATAAAAGGAGGATAAAACAATGGCAGAATCAAAAATTTTCAGACACGTAGCATCAGGAGCAATTCGTTTCAGGAACTTTGCAGGAAAGGAGGGAAGATACAACAAAGAAGGCGATCGCAATTTCTGTATTCTTTTGAATCCGGATGATGCAGATGAACTCGTCAAAGAAGGATGGAATGTGAGATTCCTTAATCCTCGTGATGAAGGTGATGAACCGGTTCCTTATATTCAGGTTAAGGTTGGATTCGGAGGAAAAGGTCGTCCGCCTAAAGTTGTCATGGTGACGAAGCGTGGCAAGACACAGCTCGATGAAGAAAGCATAAATACCCTTGACTGGGCGGAGATCGAGTTCGCAGATATTGCGATTAATCCGTATCATTACACTGTAAATGGAAAGTCTGGTATTAAGGCTTATCTTAAGACTATGTATGTCACAATCGCTGAAGATGAGTTCGAGGATCAGTATTGGGACGTTCCGGATTCTGCTCAGAATATTGTTGATGTAGAAGATTAATGAAATTATATTTGCATCAACAGCAAGCAATAGACAAACTTCAGACTGGCTCCATCCTTGTCGGTGGAGTCGGTTCTGGAAAGTCTAGAACTTCTCTTGCATATTTTAACAAAGTTAGAAAAGATGAAGATCTTTATATTATAACAACAGCTCGTAAAAGAGATACTAAAGAATGGGAAGAAGAATTAGAGCCATTTGGTTTTGAAACTGAATGTGATATTTTTATTGATAGTTGGAATAACATTAAGAAATATGAAAAGGTAAAAAAAGCCTTTTTTATATTTGATGAACAAAGAGTAGTTGGAGCAGGTACATGGGCTAAAACTTTTATAAAAATTGCTAAGAATAATAAATGGATTCTTCTTAGTGCAACGCCTGGAGATACGTGGTCTGATTATATTCCAGTTTTTATAGCTAATGGATTTTATAAGAATAGAACAGAGTTTATGAGAAAGCATGTTGTGTTTAAACCTTTTATGAATTATCCTGTAATAGATTATTATGTCAATACAAAACTTTTAGAAAAATATAGAGATGATATTTTAGTTGAGATGAAATTCCATAGAGAAACAATAAGAAATGAGAAAGCAATAATTTGTGAATATGATAAAGATTTATATTTTAAAGTTTTAAAAGATAGATGGAATGTATATAAAGATTGGCCTATTATTAATTCATCAGAATTAAGTCAATGCTTAAGAAGAATAGTTAACAGTGATCCCTCTAGATTAAATAAGTTAGTTGAATTAATTAAGAGCAAAATAGGTGTTATAGTTTTCTATAATTTTGATTATGAATTAGAGCTTATCAAAAATCGTTTGGATGAAGAAAAAATTTTATATTCTCAATGGAATGGACATAAGCATGAAAAGATACCTGATAGTGATAAAGACTATTGGGCATACCTTGTTCAATATAATGCTGGTGCAGAAGGATGGAATTGTATTACAACAGATACTATTATATTTTATAGTCTGAATCATTCGTATAAAATGATGACACAAGCAGCTGGTCGGATCGACAGACTTAATACACCTTTTAAAAATTTATATTTTTATAAGTTGATCAGCGCTTCTAATATTGACAAGTCGATCAAAAGATGCCTTTCAGAAAAGAAAGACTTCAACGAAAACAAATATGTTGAAGACTATGACGAGTTTGAAAAAGACTACCAAAATTAGTACCTCAGTTTTTTCACTCCTTATAGTGAGAGGAGAAGGTAAATAATACCGGCGCTCTTTATATTTTTTGGAGGATTGATATGAATAAAAAAGAAAATGAATATCAAGCTGGTTTAATCGATAGAATTAAAGATCGGTTCCCTGGTTGCATGGTTCTTAAGAATGATGCTCGTTATATTCAGGGTATTCCTGATCTATTAGTTTTAGACGATGATAATTGGGGTGCTCTCGAAGTTAAAAGAGAAAGAAAAGCTCACAGACAACCTAATCAAAGTTTCTATGTTGAGCGTATGAATAGAATGTCTTTTGCTTCCGTCATAAGTCCGGAAAATGAGGAGGACGTGTTAAATGAGATGGAACAAACATTTCAGTCTAGAAGGGCAACACGCATTTCTAGGCGCAAGCAAACACGCATGGCTTAACTATGATGAAGACAAATTAGTTGAGTCATATTATAATTATTTGGCAACGGCAAAAGGAACTAAGTTGCATGCCATAGCAGCTGAGTTAATTGAGAACAGAATAAAACTTCCTCAAACTAATGCTACGCTGAATAAGTATGTGAACGATGCCATAGGTTTTAGAATGAAACCAGAGCAGTTATTATATTATAGTGATAATTGTTTTGGAACAGCGGATACCATTTCATATTCTGAGACAGATAAATTTCTTAGAATACATGATCTGAAAACAGGACAGGCTCCAGTTACAGATAAATATGGTAATATTCCTCAGCTTGAAATTTATGCCGCTTTATTCTTTTTGGAATATGATCTTGATATTAATGATACGGAGATAGAGTTAAGGATATATCAGAATGATGATATAATTATCGAGAATCCTGGTATAGAAAGAATAGCTCCTGTTATTGATAAGATTGTAGCTTATGATAAAATAATTGAGCAGATAAGAAGAGAGGAGCAGTAGAAATGGAACACGACTACATTCTTCACACTGGTGTAAAAAGAAAATCAGGTCGCTATCCATGGGGTTCTGGAGAACATCCTTATCAAGATGAACCCTGGTTCACTGGTTGGGGAGAGTTGACAAAAAAATACTCAACCAAAGAAATAGCTGATCAGTTTGGAATGTCTATGAAGGAATTACGTTATAGATATTCTTATGCTAAGGATGCTAAGAAGGCTGGCGATATTGCGCATGCTAAAGAGCTTCGTTATACTAGGCAAATGTCTCCTAAAGCTATTGCTGAAAAGATGGGTGTATCTGAGTCTACTGTAAATGCTTGGCTTAAGCCAGGTGCTGATGAAAGACTTAGGGAAACTAGAGATCTTGCAGATAAGCTTGTTGAAAGAGCTAAGATGAATAAAGATGTACCAGCTATAGATGTTGGTAAAGGTGTATCTAATGTCTTGGGTGTAAATCCGACAAAGTTGGAAGCATCCCTTACAATTTTGAAAGATGAAGGTTACTTGATTATTAAGAAACCAGTTACCAATCCTCAGAACATATCGAAGAACACAGAAATGATGTTCTTATATGTTCCGGATAAGTCTTATGACAAGCTTAGTGAAGAAGAAAAGGTTAAAAAAGCTTTTAGAGATATTTCATTAAATCTTGACAAGATTGAACCTCCATATGATGTTCATGTTGACGAGAATGGTAAGACTCACATAGGCATTGAACCTCCGAAATCTGTATCATCAGATAGAGTAATGATAGATTGGAACGATCCGCGAGATGGATTGATCAGTATTAAAAGAGGTGTTAAAGATTTAAGTATCGGAGATGATCAATATGCTCAGGTACGTATAGCAGTTGATGACACTCATTATCTTAAAGGTATGGCAGTTTATGCAGATCCTAAAGAGTTCCCTCCTGGAATAGACATTATAGCACACACTCCTAAATCTGATAAGAAGTATGTGAAGATGTCTCCGGATGATGAAGCTAAACAGTTTCTCAAGCCAATGAAGAAGAATCCTGATGGAACTGTCGATAAAGAAGATCCGTTCGGAGCTCAGATAAAAGCTGGCGGACAGCTTCATTACGAAGATGAGAATGGCAAGACTCAATTAGGATGTGTTAATAAAGTTAATGAGCAGGGCCAATGGAGTGATTGGGCTTCAGCAAAAACATTGGCTTCCCAGGTACTTTCTAAGCAAGATCATAAGTTAGCAGAGAGACAGCTTGAATTATACAGAGCTCAAATGAATGAGCAGTATGAAGAGATAATGAACATCTCGAATCCTGTTGTCAGAAGAAAAGAACTTATCGATTTTGCAGAAGAATGTGACAAGGCAGCAGTACACATGAAGGCAGCTGCTCTTCCTGGTCAGAGTGTATGTGTAATACTTCCTGGAATAACATTAAGAGAAGATGAATGTTATGCACCTGGTTACAAGGATGGAGATAAGCTTGCACTTATTCGTTATCCTCATTCTGGTAAGCATGAGATACCAGTACTTACTGTAAACAATAGAAATAAAGAATGTCGTGAGATGATAGGAACTAATGTTCCAGATGCTTTATGTATGAATCCTAAAGCAGCAGAGAAATTGTCAGGTGCAGACTTTGATGGAGATACAGTTGTTGTAATACCAAACAACAAACGAGTAATTGAATCCGCTCCTCAGTTGAAATCTCTTGAAGGGTTCGATACTAAAGATGCTTATCCTGGTTACAAAGGAATGCCTGTAATAAAGCATGAGACTCAGCAGAATGAGATGGGTAGAATCACTAACCTTATAACAGACATGAATCTTATAGGTGCTCCTCCTGATGAGATGGCTAGAGCTGTTAAGTATTCCATGGTAATCATTGATTCAGAAAAGCATAAGCTTAACTACAAGGCATGCTATGAAGAGATGCGAATAGATGAGCTTAAGCGTAAGTATCAGATGAAAGAGAATGGTAAGTATGGTGGTTCAGGTACAATAGTTTCTAAAGCTAGCGGTGAAGCTCACATTCCAGAGAAAGAATGGCAGGGAAAGATCGATCCAGAGACTGGCGAGAAGATCTGGCGATACACTGAAAAGAGAAAGACTGTTGATCCTGAAACAGGGCGTTGGAAATGGTATGGTCCTAAGCATCCTAAGTATGATCCTGAAGGTGAACTGAAGAAGATGAAGTCCACAAACATGGCTGAACATAAGGATGCTATGGAACTGGTATCCAAGGATAGGTACCCAACAGAACTAGTTTATGCTAAGCATGCTAACGAAATGAAACGAATGGCAAACGAAGCAAGACTAGCATCTCTGAAGGTAGAGGATACACCATATGATCCTCAAGCAGCTAAGACATATGAGCGGGAGGTAGAGTCCTTAAAAGAAAAGGTTAACGTTGCTAAAGTTAATGCCGTACTAGAGAGACGGGCGGTACGGGTAACTGATGTAATAGTGGCCGATCGTATGAAGAACTACCCTGAACGGTACAACAATAAGACTCCTGATGGTAAGGCTCATTTAAGTAAACTTAGAAAGCAAGTACTTGAACAACAACGAGCAATACTAAATAAAAGTAGTGCTTTCGAGATTAATGAAAGAGAATGGCAAGCTATTCAAGCTGGTGCTTTAAAGAAGACAAAGCTTGAAGAAGTAATTAACAGAGCCGATCAATCTTGTGTTAAGAAGCTTGCTTTTCCAGACAATTCTAATAAAACTAAAATGTCAGATGCAAACATTGCAAGAGCAAAAGCTATGCTTAATAGTGGATTCACTCAGGCAGAGGTTGCTGAAATGTTTGGTATCAGCACTACGACTCTACGCAAACAACTTAAGTGAAAGGAGAAAGCTTATGAGTTCAGATAATGAAAGAAAAGTTGTCGATTATATGCTTTCGACAGAAGACAACCCTTTTGATCCCTTCACTGAGTTTAAAAGTTGGTTGACATATGATTTGGCAAAAGGTTATAATACTTGCGGTTACTTAGCAAGAGTTAGCGAAACATCCAATCTATCCGATAGAGAGGAGAGATTAGCTTTACATCAGGCTATTGAAGATGCTGTTCGTTATAACTTTCCTGGTCGTTTAATAATCGTCACAAGGCCAGCAAAGGATGAGTATGTAGAATAAAAGTATCGATGCAATTTAAAACCATACTGGTATCATAAATAATATACCCCATCGAAATTAAAGCCACCGTTTCGAAACTTGGTTGTTGTCGCATTTAGTTTGTAATTTTAAAACATAACGATTTCGTTCCATGTTTGTTCCTCACTTTCTTAACTTTCCTTTGAGTTCTCAAACTATTTGACATTTAGGTTTGTTGCAGTTTTTCTTCTCCATTTCGCTGCGAGACCTGTGTCATAAAAAGTTTGAGGACCCGGAGGGGGGTCTTTTCCGACCCTACCCCCTATGCAT